ATGAAGACGATCATCCTCTCGGTCAGCGCCGCCAAAGACCTCGACGCCCTCCCGCGCGATGCACGAAACATGATCGAGTCCGGGCTGCACCGCTATGCCATCAGCGGCCAGGGGGATGTCAAGGCGCTCACCGGCCGCGATGGCTATCGGCTCCGGATCGGCAGCTATCGCGTGATCTTCGACGAAAGCCAGACGACGATCCTGGCAATCTACATCGGCCGGCGATCGTCAACCACCTATCGAAGGAACTGACATCATGACCGAGCCACAGATCATCCGGACGCCCACCGGCGATGAGCTCATTGTGTTGAGTCGGGCGGATTACGAGGCGCTTCTCGCCCGCGCTGCGGCCGCCGATGAGGATGCCGAGGACGTTGCCATCTACGATGCGCGCAAGGCCGAGCTGGCGCTCGATGGCCAAGGAACGCTGCCGCCCGAAGTCAGCGCCGCGATGCTGACCGGCGACAGCCTTCTCCAGGCGATCCGCAAATGGCGCGGCAAGACGCAGTCCGTGGTCGCCGAGCTCGCCGGTATCCAACAGGGCTACCTGTCCGATCTGGAGAGCGGTCGCCGGAATGGCGCTCCAGACACGCTCGAGCGTCTGGCGTGCGTGCTCGATGTACCGGTGGGCTGGATCGCGCGATAAGAATCACGAAAAGGCCCCGGGGTCTCCCCCGGGGCCTCTCGATCGCCAGTGCAGTCGGTCGGATGCGAGCGGCCGTCAGCTCGCCGGCGGCGAGGCCTTCGGCGCCGGCGAACTCGCGATGTCCTGTACCAGCGCCGGCGCCCCCGACAGAAGCGTCGCGCTCGAGGCAGCCAAGGCCGGCAGGGTGCCGACCGAGACCGTCGGATCGGCCGCGAGCAGCTTGCCCAACGCCGCCTCCGCGCGGGTGAGAACGCTCGCCTGGCTGATGCCCATCGTCTCAAGCGCCTTCGGGACCTCGGCCATGATGTAGTTCGCGCCGGCGGCGATCGCTTGGTTCTTCACGGTGACATCCGTGATCGCGGCGCCCTTGCTGGCTAGGAAAGAATAGGCGATCGCGCCGGCCTTGCCCTCTGCCGTCTGGATGGCCGCGGCGGCCGCGCTGGTCTTGGCGATCCCGAGCTTGGCATAGAGCCAGGTGGTCACCATGCCGGCGACGACGGTGCCGGCGGCCGACAGCAGGCCGAGCAGCCATTGCACCACCGGCGAGAGATCGATGACGGTGCCGCCCGTGGTGGTCTGCGCCCAGCTCGCCGGCGGCCGCAGCGCCAGGACGATGAGCATGATGAGCATCGCCACGACGGGGCGACGGAACAGGCTTTTCATGGATCCGGATCCTTATACATGTGCAGGGGAGGCGGATGGCCGCCGCGCGGCGGGGTTTACGAAGCGGGCGTCGTCGGAACGGTGCTGGGCGTGACGCCGTTGCCAGGCGCCGAAGTCGCGAGATAATCCGTCAGCGCAGCCGCCGCGCTGAGCGCCTCGCTCGAGGTCGCGCCATAGGTCGTGTTCGCGGCCTCGGCGGCGGAAAGCAGCTTCGTCGCCTCGGCGATCACGGCCTGGCTCGGCGTCGGCGTCGCCTTGTAGGCATCGAGCAGAGACGTGGCCGAGGCGATCAGCGTCGGGGCATCGGCCACGACGGCCGCGCAGCCACCGATGGCGAGCGCGCCCGTCAGCGCGCCGATGAGGGCGAGTTTCTTCATGGTGCGGTTCCTGTTTCTGAGGAGGGAGGAGCGGCGCCGATCGGCGCCGAACGCGTAGCCGGCGATCAGGCGATGCCGGCGTAGAAGGCGTGGTGCTGGATGGTGACGGCCGGCATGTGCCCATGCGTCCAGGCAGGGGCGGCGACCGCCGGGTTGACGTAATGCGTCGCACCCGCGACCAGGTCGGTGCCGAGCTTGAAGATCGCCTCGGCCGCATCGACCACTTGGCGCATGGCGCTGTAGGTCGGATCGTCGTAGGTCAGCGCCTCCATCTTGGCGCGGTTCGGATCGCCCTCGAGCCAGCACGAAAACTGATAGGCGCGCTGGCAGGCGACCGCGACGGAGGTGTCATGCGCGAACTGGCCGTCCGGCCGGATGACGCGATGGAACACCACCATCGCCACGGCGAGCTGGCCCGCCAGGGGCTCGCCGCGCGCCTCGCCGTAGAGCGTCTTGGCCAAGATATCCCGGTCCGTCTCGGTCATGCCGAGATCGGTCATCGATGCGGTTTTTGTCACACGAGACTCCAGTCATAAAAAAAGCCCCGCGACTGGCGGGGCTCAGATGTCTTCCATGCGCGGCAGCTGCGCAGGCGGCGGCTTGCCCGAATGCCAATCGCTGAACCACAGCGTCAACATTCCGTAGAGGCGCTGCGTCTTCTCATAATGGCCGAGGCCGCTCGAGCGCTCGCGGTCGCGATCCAGCCGCAGCATCTCGTTATCCTCGCGGAGATCCCGCACGAGACCGCGGGCCGCGTCGTTCAAATCCGCCTGGGCGTCCCCTTCACGCTGGCGCTCGTCACGCTCGCGTCGAAAGGCCTGGATCTCCCGCAGCGCGGTCGCCGCCAGCGCACCAATAGGAATAAGCGCACCAAGGCCAAGGATGAGAGCGCGGCCAAAATCATTGCTCCACGCCACGTCACGACGCCCTCCGGATGTTCTTCACCATCGCCGTGACATTGATCCCCAGGAAGCCGAAATAGAACCAGATCACCGGGATGATGTTGCCGGACACCACGAAGTTCCAGCCGAGCGCGCCCAGAAGCAGAGATGCGAGGAAGGCGCCCGCTGCCCGCTCGCGCCAGTCATTGATCAGCAGCGCGATCAACTGAGACACGCCCGAGCCGGCGATCGCCGCCGCCCAGACCCATTCCGGCGCGATGCCGAAGATGAGATCATAGGCGCCGTGACGGTTCATCTCCCGCGGCAGGATTAGAGCCGTCACCCCATAGCCCGTCATGACCCAGCCGCTCCACCACTCGGCCCACCAATGCGGCTGTCTGTTGAGCTCCCGCAGACGCGTCCAGATCACGTGAAAGATCATCGGGATGCTCCCGCTATGTGCGCCCGCGGGCTGAACCGAGGTGTTCACTGCCAAACTCTCCTACCTTAGCCGTGCCTCAATGCCCTGGAATACAATGTGGTGTCGGGGCGTTGGCGTTGGCCTGCAATTGAGCCCCCCATCGCATTATCTGGTCAGGTGCCACGGCTTGCTGAAAATACCCTGTTGTCGTGCCCGGCCAGACCTCGATATCCGTAGCACCGACGGATATCCCGTAATTCATCGTGTCGGTCCAGTCCTGGAGCGCGGTGTTCATCTGGAGATTTATCGGCTTTCCCAGCTGAGAAAACAGCGTATACATTTGAGCAACGGTTCCATACTCTGGTGTAGGCACCCCACCGAGGGTTCCGGCTTGGAGTGAATGGTTGGCTAGAATCGCCATTGAACCGCTAGCTGCACGCCAAGCTTGTATCACACTATTAGTTGTTGCCTGGTCAATAACCGCCATACCCGAGTCGAGGTGCTCGAAGTTATTGAACGCCCAGTGCAACGGTGTGTTTACCCACGCAGCATAAGACGCCGGCGAGTTCTGCAAACAAGCCAGATACAGCGCATCTGTGTAGCCCGCAGCTTTCATATTTGTTACGGCGAGCGTGGTGCCGAGTATGACAAACGGCTCATCGGTTATCGATGAGCAGGCCGTGTTCGAGACCTCACGGATCAGCGGGTTCGTATCGTAGATGGCAGCGAGTTGATTTTGCAGGCTCGTCCAGGCCGCCTGGTAATCCGCATACCAGAACCGGCCCATGTGAAACACCTCACCGGCGCCATTGTCGTAGTTGACCACGGAAGGGCCGTCCAGCGTCTTTGCCCAGTCAGGCGCGAGCAGCGCCCCCTCGACATTGAGGCGCACGCCGAGCGGCGTCTGCGGATACTCCGCGTTGTAGGCAGTGACTACGGCGAGCGCGCTGTCGATTGTCGAGGTGTCGATCGTCGCTCCTTGCGTAGCCTGCAGAGCCTTCCAGGCAATGTTGATGACGACGCCATTGAAGACGCCGGGCTCGTTTAGAATTGGCGTCATGTCGTTGTCCGGGTTCCCGCTAGAGTCCTCGTCGACCGGCCCCATAGACACGATCCCCACAAGCGGGGTTTTGACGGCAGCAAAAGCGGGCGTCGAAACCAGCAGCGCCCCTATGATCAGAAGGGCCCTCATGGATCAGAACCCTACCAAATTGGCCGTTGCGAAAGCGGTAGCGCCTTGGTTGCCATTGAGCCCGGCCGCGATATCGGCGTGGCCCAAGTCTGTCGGGTGGATGCCGTCTGACCAGTGCGTCGGCCAGATCGATAGGGTAGCACCGGCAGCGGGCGCGGAGGTCAGGCCAGAGACGGTCAGCGTCGTCGCCGTGTTGTCGCTGATGATCGCCGTCTGCCCCATGGTGCTGCCCGAGGTGATCTGCACAACCCGATTGCTCAGAGCGTGCGCTGTGTAGGACGCGGCGCCGATCGGCAGAGAGGTGGTCGTCGGCGTGCCCGTGAGAACCTGCCCGGTATATGTCGCGGTCGCGGGGACCGGCAAGAAGCCACCGTTGACGGTGGGGACGCCAGCCGAGTTGACCTCGCCGGCTGCCTGAGCCTCGTCGAAGAACCTGTAGACGCAAGAGCAAGGCGTGCCGCCACTGGTGACAGGGACGCCGGCCAGGACCTGAAAACCGTTCCGCATCCAGGTGTTCACGAACACCCGGGCGCCCTCATAGGAGGTATTCGCGATCGACTCATTGGCGAGTGTGAGCATGTGGTCGGTCGTGGCTACGCGCGGAATAAGATCAGAAACGATAACCCGCCGACCCGTTTCATGCACAAGCTGAGCGAGCTTGAGAATGCAGGTAGCAGTCTGCACCCCCGTGGAAGCGCCCGAGTAGATATCATTGGTCCCAAGGGCGATCCACACATACTGCGCATATTGCATAAAGTTCCAGCGGGTGTTGGAACCGTATTGCCCATTCGAAATCATCGAATTGCACGTCGTCGAGGGCAGGCTAGCGTTGATATAGTCGTTGTTGCCGCTGCCCGACATCGCCAGGCCGAACCAGCTATTATAGAGCGCCGTCGTTCCAAGAGCCGTGCTGCCGGGCAGGATGTTGAACCCCGCCCCGATGCTGTCGGCTAGCAGCATCTCGCTGAAGCCGCCGGAGGTCTGGCCGAGCAGATAGGGGCGGCTGATGAGGCCCGAATTTGGGCCAGGAACCGGTAGAACCCCCGTGAAGCCCACATTGAAGCCATCGGCACCGCCCGCATAGAGGGCATTCGTGGACATGGCCACGCCGCTGTTGTTGGCGCCCTCCACCGTGTCGTTGAGTGGATAGGTGTGGTAGGTCGAGTAGGGCGGCGTGGCGATCGTGGCGGGGATGGAACCGTTATCGACATAGGTCAGCCCAGGAACCAAGATCGCGGCGAGGTATCCCTCACTGCCACTCGTTACGCCGCGATATATTTTGTAAGTCTGATAGACCGGCTGACTACCCACAGGGGCTACGTCGGTGATTGTAACCGATTGATTTCCCGAAGTGGTGGTGACTGCAACTTCGGAGGTCGGGCCACTTTCGACGCCATTCGCAACGGCCGTTTCTTTGTAGTAATATGTGCCGACCGGGAGTGAGCCGCCAGCCGTCGCCACCGCTGTAAACGTGGCTGGGGCGCGCGCGACATAGCTTCCCAACCGGATCGAAAAGGGGCTGGACGCCGGGATATAGATGCCGAGAGGATCGGTCGTGACGCCAGCGCCCTGCGTGCCGGCAATCATCGTCGTCTGCGCGTTTTGCGTGAACCAGACCGGAGCGGACAGCGCGGGAGATGCGCCAGACGGGCTGTATTCGGCAGAGCCGTAATAGAAAACGGGGTTTGGAAGATTGATCTCAAGTCCATTAGCCGCTGACTGCGTCGGGAAAAACAGCTTCAAGGCGTCAATGTCGTAGGGCTCGGTATAGGTGACGCGGGTGGTCTCACCGTTGCCTCCCTGAATGGGATAGAAGCCTTGCTCTGCGCCGATGAAACTATTCTGCCCGATGAAGCGGTAGCCCGTCGTTGGGTAGACCTTAGAACTCGGCACGACGTTGTTTGCATCCGTCGGAGCGACGCCATTTGCCACGCCGACTTGCGCGAATGGAACCGCTGCGCTCGCTGTCGCCGCAGCGGCTGCCCCAAGGGCGCCGTCATAGAACGTTCCATTCGTGGTGCCGTTCAGCGCAGAATAAAGCTCCGAGCTGGTAATGGCGCCCGTCTGGGTGACCACGCTCTGTACGGGGGCCTGGGCCGCCGCGGCCGTGAGCGAAATCGCGCCCGGGACACTGGACGTAGCAGCGGGAAGCTGCCCGGCCGTCGCCGTGCCACTAAGATTCCCAAAGCTCGGCTGCGCGAACAGCGGGTTGCCGCCGGTGTCCACACCCGTCTGGAACTGATTGGATGGTGCCGCGGCTGATTTGATGCCGCCGCGAACGGAGGCCGTCGGCGCTTGGAGATTTCCACTGAGGTCCAGGGCGGCTGCATAGCCGGGGACACCGACCTTACTGACCGGCAGGGCTGCGGTCGCCGCCGTGGCAGCCGAAGACGCTGCGGCCGCTGCGCTGCCGATGGCCGCCGCCACACTCGTGGCGCCATTCGGCAGCACGCCGGCGGGCATCGTGATGTCCGAGACTTTGTAGTTAGGATAAACCTGCGCAATAGCAGCGCCGGCAAGCAAATTGCTTGCGAGCAGCGCTCCGCCGAGAAATCTCATCATGAATACTCCGGGGTCCCTGAGTTGCTCCAGAGCGTCGGCGTCCCAGCAATGGGAGCGGTCGGAAGCCCCTGGATAAGAGTGATCAGCGCGGCCTGGAGCACTGCCGAGGTGAGCGTGAACGACCCGCCACCCCCGCCGCCGATGAGAATGGCGATCTGCTCGACGGTCACATATCGCGTGACTGTCAAGCTCCCCGAGATCTGATCGACGGGAATTCTGTCGGTCAGACCGGCACTCCCCGCCGCCGGTAGATTCGATATGGTTGTCGTGTCTGACACTGAATAATTCTCCTTAACCGCTCGAGGAGGAGCTGATCGGTAGGCCGGACTGCGTCACGAGGGCGGCGCCCGCCTGCGTCAGAAACATCGCGCCGCCTGAGATGCTGGCGGAGATGATCGTGGCTCCCGACTGCGTAACGAGCGTGGCGCCGGCCTGCGTGACGAACATCGCGCCGTCCGAACCGCTGCCGCCCGAACCGCCGCCGGATGAGGACGCAAGCAGGGCCGCCTGAGCGAGGATCAGCGCCTCGTTCGCCGCGGCCTGCGCGGCGGCAATCAGGCCCTGGATGTAGGACAGTGCGACCTGCACGACCTGGATCTGCGCCGGCGCCGCACCTTGCCCGGGATTGATGACCGTGACGGTCGCCAGCAGCTCGATCACGCGTCCCTGCGCCGTCATTGCAATCAGGTCGATGGCGTAGCTCTGGCCTGGCGTGCCGCCTACGTCGATCCAGATCACGGCGAGCTTGCCCCAGCCGCCCAGATAGACGATCGGCAGCCCTGCGGGCCCGACCGAGCCGAGAGCGACCGACGCAACGGTGTCGCCGGCCGGAATGCGTGCCGTCAGATCGAGCGCATAGTCCCATCTTGTGCCGACCGTCTTCGACGGGAGCGGCACGCTGCCGCTGGCCGACACGCCGCGCGTCCCGGCTGCCGACACGCCCGGCAGCACCACCGTCCTGTCTGCCGATGGCGCCCAGCAGATGGCCGAGGCGACCGAGGTGTAGCCGACCGTCGTCATGGCGTCGTCGTGGCGAATTGGATCGAGATGGCATTCGCCAGGATCGTCACCCGCTGACCGTTGGTTTGCGCGGCATCAGCGTTGATGGGGGCAGTGAAGTTACCAAACCACCACTGCGCGCCGGCGCTATCGAACATCGCCCAGCTGGTAAGAGCCGTCCCCCATTGCGTCAGTGGAGTTCCGAAATCCGCCTGCGCATCGAGCGAGGCCTGACCGCTGACCAGTGTCGTGATGGTGAAGGGCACGCGCGCATAGCCGCCGCCGGAGGGCTCCGTCAGCGTGGTGCCGGTCAAGGTTCCGATGCCCAGGAAGCCATTGATGAAGGCCATGGCCGTCACTCCCAGAAAAGAGGTGATCGCGGGCGAAAGCGGCTGCTAGTCGAATGCCGGAATCGGCGGCGCAGTGGGAAGCGGCGTGTCAGATCCCGCGATGATCTTGCGAAGCGTTTCCCGGTATGCCTTCCAATCGGCGGGCACGCCCTTGCCGATTTCAAAGCAGCGCATCACGACTGCTTCGGAACTGGCAACCAGCGCCTTTTGCGCAGCCCGCTGAGCGACAACCTTCGCTATGCCGGCGACCTGCGCGGCGGTCGGCGTCGGCTTCGGAATCAACTGGCCATGGAGATGATGGGAATCGCCCTTCCGCGCTGCCCACTGGGCCGGCGAGAGCTCGACGAACTCGGGCTGATTGAAGTCCAGGCCATCATATGTCACGAAGCCGGTGTCGTAATAGCCCAGCACGCGGGACGGCTGAGAAGCCGCGGGGTCGATCTTTGCGTAGAATGCCATCCTAGTAACCTATTGCGATGTAATAATAGCCGTCATTGCCGCCGGCGGGCGCCGTGTTGATGGCCTGATACCCGCCGGCGTTAACGGTCTGCAGGCCGAGCGCGCCATTCTCCGGAGGCACGCTGGCAAGGAACGACCCGACGATGATCAGACAGGTGTTCGGGAAGGTGATGCCGTATGAAAAGTCGTTGGCAATACTCCCGGTTTCGACATCGCCGCTGCCCCATTGCAGGATCATTCCGCCGGGCAGCTTCTGATAGCCAGTCGTGCCGTCGTTAAAAGTGAACTGGCTGGCGACAATAATCGGGCTCCCGGAGACCTCTGCCGTTCCCGTAAAATTCGGCGAGTTGATCGGCGCCTTCGTATTCTCGACCCCTTCCGCACGGGACGTTTCCGCGGAGATTGCAGCGCTCAGAGTGCTTTCTGCGCCCTCCGCGCGCGTCGTCTCGGCCGACACCGCATTCGTTCGATTGGTCACCTCGGTCGAGATCGAGGTGCTCAGAGCGCTTTCCGCGGCTTCGGCGCGCGTCGTCTCAGCCGAGATGGCATTCGTCCTGTTTGTCACCTCCGTCGAGATTTCCGTGCCGAGCGTTGCCTCCGCCCCTTCGGCGCGCGTCGTCTCGGTCGCGATGGCCGTGGCGATATACGCCACCAGAAGGGTCGCGATCTGATTCTGGAGAGTCTTGCTCAGCGTGCCGCCGAAAGCCGTAACGAGGTTGCAGAGTTCCTCCTGCACGGCATTGGCCCAATCCTCATCGACGGTGGTCGGAAAGATCGGTGGTGAAGCTCCGGGCGTCCCGCCCGTGAAATAGCTGTTGGGTTTTGGCCCGACGGCAGCTGGCGTCGGCATCGTCGAAACGGCCGAGGCAATATCTATGCGATGCATAATGGTCCCCGGTTCAGAACATCGAACGGAAGCGCAGCCCCGAGGCCGCGGGCCTCAGGATCGGCGTGAGCAGCTGGCCGACCAAGGGACCCACAAGAGCCAGGTCGTTCGGTCCCGTCGGATGCAGACCCGTCGGGTCGATGCCGAAGGCCGTGTTCAGCGCACCCGTCGTGTTGACGAACTGCACCCGTGTCGAGCCGACATCCGAGACGGCAGCCTGCAGGGCGGCCGCCTGGAAACCGCCGAAGGGCTCCAGCACGGCGATCTGCGTCTTCTGCGGCGTGGCCGCCAGCATCCCCGACAGCACCTGGATCAGCGCGGCCGTCACGGCCGCCGGGGTCGCCGATTGGTCATTTGTTCCATGGTTGATGATGATCAGGTCAGGCGCCGGCGTGAAAACCCGTGGCACGCCCGGCAGCTGTTGGTTCCAGTAGACCGTCGCCGCCGGCATGTTGCCGGATCCGCCTTTCGTGAGCCCCGTCGCCCCGAATCCGCATATGCCGATCTCCGCGCCCAGCAGCTCCCGCTGCTGGAAAGACCAGCACGACTTATTGTCGTTCCGATCCGTGTCGTTCGCGGCTGTCGAATTGATCGTCCGGACGCCCTCCGTGATGCTGTCGCCCAGCACGAAGACGTTCAAAGGATATGAGCGCGGCAGATAGACCGATGCGCCTGCATCGATCGTCAACCCCGTGAAGATCACGGCGGTGTTGGACGGCGCGTTCCACCGGTTGATCGTCTCCGAGGTGGATTTGACCATCACTTCCAGCAGGTGCCAGGCCGACGCGGTCGTGTCCGACGGCATCGCCAGCGTCACGGTCGCCGCGACGCTATAGGCCGTCCAGGGACCGTAGCCATCGATCCTCGCCCAAATCTCGGAATAGGGCGCTGAAAGATTCGCGGTATTGACGTTCAGGACGCAGGAGTTGCCGGTGAACAGCGTCCGGAAATAGGCCCCCGCGCAGATCGTCGTGGCACTTGCGCCGGCGATCCAGTTGTACGGCGAATAGAGGATCGCCGGGTTATTGGCCGCGATCGCGGTGGTCACGTCACATCCACCGGAACAGCGGCGTGCCGCTCGCCGCCGTCACGAACATCATGAGCGTGCTAACAAACGGCTCATCCCAGTTCGGTCCGGTCCCTGATCCCGAGGCCGTGAACTGAACATCGGCCCCCTGCGTCGCGGAGGATGTGGCGGGCAGGATCGTATAGGTGACGCTGTCACCTGCCTTCATCAGCAGGCGAATGCCGGAGGCTGGCGACGGTCGCGTGCCGATCGGCACAGAGAGCGGCGCCAGGCTATCGAGGCCGGTGCCGTCGAGATGATAGAGAGAGGTCATACCCTCGGTTCCGGCATAAGGCGCCGTCGGGGGGGTGAAGGCGGCGGTATATTTGGCAATCGGCCAGATGGCCACTTCATCGATCGATCCCGCCCAGCGGTTCGGACCTGGCTGTCCGTTCGCGCCGAGCGGCAGGCTCGCCGACTGGCCCCAATCGCGCACGCCGAAGCACCCGAGCGCCGCATTGTAGACGAAGGTATTGGTGGCGCTGCCCGCCAAGGCGCCATCGACATAGAGGCTCACGGTCGTCGCCGTCACCACAAGAGCAAGATGATGCCAGCTGCCGTCGCAGATATTGACAGAGGTTGTCAGATCGACCTCGCCGCTGCCCGGATAGGCCACGCCGATCGCTTGCCCCGCGTTGTCGCAGCCAAACCAGAACAGAAAAGCATAGCCTGCCGCGACCTGCTTTGTTCCGTTCACCGTCCCCTGAACCCTGGCCTCGACGGTGAAGGGATAGGACGACGGCAGCGGGTTGATGCTCGCCTGCGCGTAGCCCCCGCTGAGGCCCGAGCCGAACCCTGTAGCCGCGGCCGTGAATACGCCGCCCACCAAGGAAAGGCCCGGATAAAGCACAGGCTGAATCGGTCCCACGCCGGCTACTCCGTTCGGTGCTGTTGGAATGTTGTCGAAGGCTTCGGTCAGGTCGGCCGCCGTCAAGACAGCGTTGTCGATCCACTGTCCGTTTACATAGGCGGTCATCTGGGAGACTCCTTCTGCGACGCGCGGTCGTTCAGCCGAGCGGCGTCGACCCGAGCACGAAGCTGTCGAGAGCGGATGTGACGTAGTTGAAGATCAGGATCGTCTGCGGTGGCGAAAGCCTCTTGAAAACGCATTCCAGCACTGTGGCGGATCCCGGCGCGGCCAGCCGACCGATTTCTCCGAACCAAAGAATGTTGACCTGCCAAGCGGCCCCCCAGTCGTCGCTCCAGAGAGGCTGTCCCACCGCGTTCACACCGATGCGGAAGGGCGCAAACTCGGTGATGCTGATCTCGTAACCATAGATCGCGGCGACAGCCGTCAGCGACGCGATGGAGTATCCGCCTGTCGCCGCCAGGCGCGCCGCCAGCGCCTGCTGTCGCTGCTCGATCGTGGGGCTCAGGGGCGTGCAGGGATCCGGCAGCCCGAAAGTTTCCTCCCAGGCCGGCAGCAGCAGAACCGAGGTCGGCGGGTAGGATTCGGTCTCCGTCAGCTGCGAGATCTGGCCGCTGAACTGCGCCATGAGCGCGGACTCGCCGACGCGCAGCTGCGCCATGATGCTGCCCGGCAGGTCGTTCCAGATGCGGCCGCGCGGCTGCAAGCGGCTGAGAAGGTCGGCATAGTCATCCTGCCCGGCGGAGGGCACCGGGTTCGGTGGCAGGGCTTGCATGCCGTCAGCTCCAGGTGAGCGTGCCGAGCTGGGCCAGCTGCCCTGCCGACACCGTCACGTCGGCCGCTGGCGCCGCCAGGTCGAAACTGCCGACGCCGGCGGCCGTCTCGATCGCACCCGAAATCTGCTCGACGGGAAGCGTTCCTCCCGTCTGACCCGGAATGATGCCATCGCCATAAGTCGCGGTCGGCGTCGTCGTCACGAAGAGGGCCGCGAGCGACACGCCGATATTGACTTGCGCCGTTGCCAGCGTCGTGCCCGCCTGCGGCACAAGGTTGAGGACTCTGACGTTCACCGGCGTGCTGGTCAGCGCGAAGGCCTGGAAATTCGCGGTCACCGGGCGCACGGCATTGATCGCCGCCTCCACCGCGGTGATGTCCGCGCTCAGCGGGAACGGATCGGACCGGCCATCCATCATGAAGGCCACGTCGACCGTGTTGGCGCCACGGTTTAAGGGGAAAACCCAGACGCGGGTGACGCCGGGAACAGTCTTCGCCCAGGTCTGATAATCCCAGATCGAGCCGCCCATGGGCTGGTTGCTCATGCGCTGCTTCAGCCGCACCTGGCCGTCTTCGTCGCTTTCCACATCCGTGCCGCCGGTCAGGCCCGCGCTGCCGACGGGCACAGTGGCCGAGACGCCGGCGATCGCTGTTGCGGGCGTCAGCACGGTCCCGGCGGCCGCGTTGCCGGCCGAGCCGCCGGCGGTCGCCTCCACCGAAACGGTGTCGCTGCCGCCGCCCGTCAGCTCCAGCGCCGCCTGCGTCGTGTAGATCACGCCGGTGGCCTGATTCTGCAGCACCCATCCGGCGCCCACCACCAGGCCGGCCGTGCCGGAGATGATGACGGGGCCCGCGGCCGGTGCGGCGTTCTGGCGCGGCACGCCGACGCCGGCCATCCAGCGCGTGAGGTAAGGGCCGCGCGAGCTGAACGGGATCAGCACCCAATCGATCAGACGCGCCATATAGCCATACATCTGGTCGGTCTGACCGGCCAGGATCTTGCTCAAGATGACCAGCGGGCTGCGCCGCAGCAGCGGCAGCACGCCGGGTATCGCCGAGAAGGCTGCGATCGCCTGGCTGTAGAGCGTCTGCAAGCTCGGGCGGTTGAAAGACCCGCTCATGAAAAGCCCATCCGCGTCACGGTCGTGATGCCCATCGTCGCGTTCCAGACCACGTCATAGGCCGTGTTCACCGTCTGACCGCCGATGCTTTGGGCGATGTTGACGATCAGCGCCGCTGACCCGATGCCGGTCTGGATGGCTTGACAGGTCACCGACTGCGCCACCTTGTCCTCCTGCATCCATGCCAGCGCCTGGACGCAGGCCTGCGCCATCTTGTTGAGCGTTGTCTGCGTCAGCAGCTCGTTCACGTACAGCCAGAGCTTGCTGCCGATCAGATCCGGCGGGTTGTCGCCCTGCTGCTGCAGAAACGCCGTATCGGCCCACCAGCCGCGCGGATCGGTGCTGCCGCGCGGCAGCGTGTCACCGGGATCGGCCTGCCGATCCGTCAGCAGGCTGATCAGCACGGCGGTGTCGAGCGTGGCGTCCATCGCCAGGTCGCCGCCCGCGATCACGAAATCGCCCGTGCCGGTCGTATTGTCGTAGATGATCAGCAGATCCACGGATCAGGTCCCCGGCACGGGCGGGCCGCTGTCGCCGCCGCCCGGCGTCACACCCGACTCTTCGAGCCCCAGCAGACCGATATTCGTGGTGCCGAAGCCGGCCGTCACATTCGCCGTCGCCGTGATCGCGCCGGTCACCGCCATGCCCTGGCTGGCCGCGATCGGGGCGTTGACCTGGAACTGGCCGCCATTCGGCGTGGCGATGATGTTGCCGGTGCCATCCAGCACCAGGCTGCTGCCCGCCTTGTCCACCAACTCGATCTTGCCGGTGCGCAGGATGATGCGATGGCCGTTTCCGACAAGTCCCCATTCGCCGGGCTGCAGGTCAACCTGCACCTGGCCGACGGCGTCGCCGGCGAGCGCCACCTTGTGGTCACGCGTGCCGTTGCACTGCAGGATCATCACGTCGGCGCCGGGCGACGGGCGGGCCGTGTAGCCGGGCGGGAGCAGCAGCTCGACGCCGTTGAAGGTCTCATTGTCCAGCGCCGTCACCTGCAGCTCCGTCCGCGGACCCACTGTCGCACCCGCCACCTTGCCGCGCGTAATCATGCTCATCAGCGCCGCCCACATTATTGATTGGCGCTCCCGATGCCGTCCAGGTTCCAGACGCCCGAATGGCCGCGGCCGCGACGCTTGCGCAGCCGGACCTCACCGGGATCGGGCGTGAACCCCTCCGGCGGCCCGACGGTCAGCATGCAGGTCTTCCCGCGCGACGGATCGTAGCGGTAGCTCACGCCAGCGATCAGCATGTCCGCGTTGATCTGCAGCGGTTGGCAATCGACCGAGACCATCTGGTTGAGCGTCCAGAGCGACCCATCCGGCTGCCGCCAGCCCTCCACTTCGATATCGGCAAGCGTCGCGCGCCCGAAGGCGTAGCGCATCTCCCAATTCGCCCGCTGCTGCATGCCCTCGGCGCTGAGCTGGCTCTCGGCGATCGACACATGCGGCCGGTAGCGCGGCACGCCCGGGTCGATCGCGACCGCCTGCTGCGAGGTCTGTACCGTTCCCGTCGCCTTGATGCCACTCTGGCCCTTGACGATGTAATGCGAGAACCGCTTCGCGACATTCAGCCGGGCGCGGTAGGACAGGACATTTTGCCCCCAGATCAGGCTCCCGGAGGCCTGGGTCGACCCGGTCCGCGTCAGCACCAGGTTACCCATCGGATCATCCGTGAGCAGCACGGCGCTCATGCGCCCCAGCCGCTCCAGGAACTGATATACGGTCTCGGCGCGCTGGATGGTGGCGTCCTGCACCACCATGCTCGCATCGGTCTGCAGCACCACGCCGATGCCGAAGGGCTGACACATCGCATTGGCGATCGCGCCCAGCGTATAGCCCTGGAACTGCCCACTCGGGATGTCGAGCGCGCAATCGACCAGGTCCTCCGTCTTGCTGCGGATGCGGATCGTGACGTTATGCGACTGCGCGTCGCCGGTCGGTTCATAGCCGTCGACATAGCCGGTCGCGATGCGGTCGCTTCCGTCCATCAGCACCACGGACGTCCATGGCGTCAGCTGCCACGGCGTGTCGGTCCCGGCCCAGCGCTCGGTGACCGGAATGTCGCCGTCGCCGCACATGCGGTCCAGCCCGCGGTTGAACCGCATGCCAAACCAGCCGGAATAGGCCTGTCCGTTGGCGAGCACCGCGACGGTCTCCGAAGCGGCGCTCATGCGGCCAACGCGACGCCGGCGGGCGGCATCCAGCCGGCATGCCAGACGCTGTTGAGCTGGGCCAGCTGCGACGCGCGGGTGCCGTCACGATAGAACCGCTGCGCGAGCACGGCCGCCGGCAACGCGGCGTTCAGGCTGTAATCCACCAGCGACGGCAACGCCTGCGCCCGCTGATAGCTGTCATTGGCGGCCAGCATCATCATGCCCCGCCAGGCCATCGCCAGATCGTCCTGATGCGCGGCCGAGGCCGTCTCCAGCTGCGTCTCGATCAGCGTCTGCAGCTGCTCGCCCGCGGCCTCGGCAGCCTGTTTGTCAACCCAATCGATCGAGGCGTAAACCTGCGCCACAGCGCATGTAAAGCAGCCCTGCACCAGCGCCTGCGTGGCCGCCACGGTGGCGGCCGCCGCGGCTTGGTTCTGCGGCAGGGTGATCATAGCCGGCACAGTACCCGCGGCAACCGCCGAAGCGATCGTCGGCGCCGTCCAGGCGGCGAGGGCGGCCAGGCCAAGCGACGGATCGACGGGCGGCGGCGGCACCAGCGGCGTTCCGGCCACCGGATCGTCCGTTGCCGTCGTCTGGACCGCCTGCGCCGTCGCGAGGGCCGTGCTGACGGCCGCCGCGTTGACGGCGGCGGTCGCCACCAGGCTCGACGGCAGGCCGCCCACCAGCACGCTGCTGGTCGCCTGCGCGGTCAGCGCGGCGATCGCCGAGGCGGCCAGCGCCTGCGCCACCGCCGGATTGGCCGAGGCCGTCTGTGCCACCACCAGCGCGGCCGCCGAGCTGGCGAGATTCGCGACCGCGGTCGCCGTCGCGGCCGTATCCTCCGGGTCGCCGCCGAGCGAGCCCGCCATCTGCACCACGGAGGAGAGCAGGGACGGCGGCAGGCCCAGCGAGCCCAAAAATGTGCCGCCGAAGGATTCCAGCTGCGTCGTGACCAGCGCGCCCAGGATCGCGGGATTGGAGGCGATCAGCGTCGCGTAGCTATACACCCTCTTCGCGATCGTCAGCGCCGAGGCAATGCCCGCCAGCAGCGCCGAGGCGGTGTCCGTGCCGCTGATCGGGCTCGGCTGTTGGCCATCCTCCCAAAATTCCAGGTCGAATTGCGCGATACCCGCCGGCGCGATCTGCTCACGCATGCGCATAAGCGCCGGCTTGACCTGGATATTGCCGAGATAGGGGTGCACGAGCGTGCCCGTGCTGCCGTCTCCCCGCACCGCCTGACGCAGGGCATCACGCTGCGCCATGTAGTCGTCGCCGAGCACGAAGGCGCGGACGCGATAGACGCCGCCCTTGCGTCCCAGATCCTCGGCCGAGGGCGTGTCGCGGCCCGGAAACTCGTGCAGCACGCCGCGGCGGCCGCTGTTTTCCTCGTGGCTCTCGACATTGAAAGGCACGCCGCGGAATGACGCGGGCAGTAGCTGCCTGAGCCAGGTCGGCGAGCCGATGGTGCCCTGGGAGGAGGGCGCGATCGACGCGAGCGTGCCGAGAATCCCGCTCAATTCGGGCCTGCGACCATCAGATTATAGCCCACATCGGCTTGATAATTGCCCACATCACCGGTGGTCGTGGTGGTGATGCTCACATTCGGCGGCACATTCTCAAAAACGACGTGATGGGTGACCGTGCCGCTATTTCCCACCGGCGGCGCTGGAGCGCCCGTCCAGGGGACCTGCGGAAGCGGCGCCCACCGGCCGAAACCGCTGCTGCGGCCGTCCGGGAGGTCGAAGGCGGATGGCGCGCCGGGCGCCGATGCCGCCGGCGCTGCGGCCGCGCCGTCTGGAATGCCGAGGAAATGCTCCATCTGCTTGAAAACGGCCCATTCCTTGGCCGGAGCAGCCCCGCCCTCGACCCGCGCCTGGCCGGGCGAGCTCAGCGCGTCGAGCTGCTTGATCTCCGCCGGCGTAGGAGATTGCCCGGCCTGCAAGTGAAACGACTGGAGCAGCTTCTGCTGCGCCGGGTTGAGATCGACTTTCGAGCCCTGCGACGCCACATCGTAGGTCGCGAAGGCCGTTGCCACCAGGCGGCCCGTCAGGCTCCCCTTGAATTTGTCGTCATACGCCTCCTCGGCCGCGGCCGCGGTGTTCCACGCCGCCGAAAGCCCCTTGCCGACGAGAACCGTGAGGTCTTTCGTGAGACCAATCAATTCCTTGAGGTCGCGGATCATCTGCGCGAAGGGGCCAATGAGCTTGATCCCGAGCAGCCCCAGCAGCGCCGCTTGCCATCCGATCGTGTCGTCGACCAGAGCGTTCACATCATATGCCGCGCTGGCGATCCAATGCTCAAAGTGGGAAGCATCTTTCAGAGCTTCTCCCCAAGGCATCGCCTTCAGGGCGTCTCCCAGGTCCTTCACGCCGTGCGCCACGTCGAGGCTAATCCAATCTTTGTTGACCGCCATCCACTGGGTGAAATCATCGAGCAGCGGCGTCATCACCGGCGCCAGGTCGGCACTCAGCCGGGTCATGAAGGATTGGCTGACATACTCTGCCTGCTTCCAGCTGTCGTTGAACTGCTGCAGGTGATCGCGATCGACATCCGTCAAGGCAGGACCAAGCTTGTCGGCTTCGTTCGTCAGGTCCTTCATGCCGTCACGCCCCATGATCAGCAGCGGCAGCAGATCCTTACCCGCGCGGCCGAAGAGCGTGGTCGCAAGGTAAAGCCGCATCTGCGGATCGGTCGTGTTCTTGATCGCTTCTGCTACCTGCGGAAGGATCTGGGAAAGCGGCTCCATGTGATGATGGGCGTCCTCGATCGAGATACCCATCTTGTGGAACATCTCCGCCGCCAGCTTGTTCTTCCCGCTGGCAGCCTCCTCCATCGTCACGCCGAGCTTGGCGAGCGACCGATCCATCGTGTCGACCGGCACATCCGTCATCTTGGCCGCGTAGTGAAAGGCCTCCAGCTGATCGACCGTCGTCCCGAGCTGCTTGCTCATGGCAGCAAGAGCGGCCTGCTCCTCGACGGTATCGTGGATCATGTCCATGATTCCCTCGGCGGACCCGAACGCTGCGAACGCGCCGAGCATCGGCAGCATCTCGCCAAGCGACTCGCCCGACTCGCCGATCGTCTCGCGCAGTTCGCCGAACCGGTCGTGCAGGATTTCGATGTGCTCGCTCAGCCCGGTCCAGCCATGCCCACGGCGTTCCCGGCCTTCGTGCTCCCCGCCTTCGTGTTCCTCGCCTTCTTTGCGCCCCTTGCTCTTCGGTGCTTCCTCCGAACCGCCTTCCTCATGCTCGGCGGTCGCCTCGTTGTAGCGTTTCAGCGCCAGGTAGTCGGCCATTGAGACCATGCCGTCGTCGCGCCCCGGCAGATGGGCAGCCATAGCCGCGTCAATACCCTGCTGCCGCATCGCGAAATGATCGGCCGGATTGATAAGCATCGTATTCTCGGCGTCCGCGCTGATCGCGGCTTGCACGGCATGGAGCCGCTCCATCTCCGTCTTCACCGCGGCAGCGGTCAGGCCCATTCTGCGCAGCTCGGCCTCGGCCGACACGAAATGCTGCGCCATATTGTCGTCTTCGTCGACTTCCTTGAGGTGCTCGAGTTCCTTTTCGACCTGCGCGGCGGTGAAACCGAGCTTCTCGAACGCGCGCTCGACGCTGGCCATAGCACCCGCAGTTTGATCCTCGGCGGTGATGACCGCCTTGAATTTTGCGTTGCTATCGTCAGCCATTCGCTCTCCGATCTGAAATCCGCCGAGCCTGCTCCGCATGGAGCAGCAGCTCGGGGATCGTCAGCTCCATGATGTAAGGAAGAGAACCCCAGAAAGCGCCGAGGTCGAAGTAGAGATCGAGGATCTCGGCTACGTCGAAGTCTCTTGGAACGGCATCGCGATTGTCCCCGGAGCCTTCGGCGCCGCCGCCTGGGGATGCGCCGGAGGCGCGTCCCCTTCCGCTCCTGCCTTCTCGGGCGTCGGCGCGAAAAAACCCAGCACGGCGCCCATCACGTCCATCCAGTCACGGGCGCTGATCGTATCGGCACTGCTCGGCGGGATATTGCCGAGCCTGACGATGTAGGCATGGACAGCCGCAGCATCCACGACCATCGACGACGTGTCGCCCTTCCGGGTGAAGGTGCGCGGCAAACCGCAGGCCGCGATGTCTTTGCCGCGCGGTTCCTGCAATGTCAGTTGCGCGACAGTCTGTCCATGCGCCTGGATCGGGTCCGCCAGAGGGACGGTCGTGCTCATGAGCCAGTGATCTCCGTAATGCCGCCCGGACAGTATAAGCAGATCGGCGACTTACCCGTTTCGGTATCGAGTTCCGTGTCATCACCCCAGAAGGCGTTGTTCCCGACATACGTCTTGCCATTCACCAACTCGGCGGTGACCGTGCTGTTGGTGATGTTCTGCAGCGCCTGCAGGCTGAGGCCGCCATAGTCGGAGATGTCGCCCTTCATATAGGGCGTCACGAACTTCTGGGTTGCGCCGAGCGGGCCAGACTGGCCTTCCACCGGCTTCCTCTGGATTGTGTTCGGCTGGATCTTCCAGTTGCCCTGCAGCCGATACTGCACGCCGTCGATCGCCATATAGAGCGTGCCGGCGATTGCCTTTGCCGAAGCCATCTCATGCGTTCCTTATTCTTTGAGGACTGCGGATCGGTTACGCGGCCGCGCTCGTCTGGCCTGTCACGAACTGGAACTGGTTGAGAATGGCGGTGTTGTAGAGGCCATAGACCAGATCGGGGGCGAACAGGATGTCGATGCGGCCAGGGTTCTGCTGGTTGATCTGCACGATGCTGTTGGCGAGCATATCCTGCACGTTCTGATAGAGCCCTTTGCTGACTCCAAGCTGGTAGCTGCCCGCGAGCAGGGCCTTGACGCCGCTCGGCGTGAATCCTTTCACACCCGGCGGAATCGCGGTTCCCTCCGCGAAAATCAGGCCATTCGCCAGTTTCGGACCGAGGTCGCCGGCGACGATGCGGTTGCCCGCCATGATGCCATAGAGCGTCGGCGCGTCCAGATAGCTCTGGTCGGGCTGACCGAACTGGTTGTCCTGATAGGTCGTCACCATGCGTTGCAGGTAGACACCGCCGGCCTGGTCGTAGCTGAGCGTCGCGCAGCCCGTGCTCAGCAGCGCCTGCTGCATCGGCTCGGTGAAGCGACTGCTGGCCGCCGGCGCCAGCACGCCCTGCACCTGGATCCCTTGCAGCCCCGCATTCGGTTGGTTCCTGATGGCGGGCGCCGCGGCGCCCATGCAGGCCGCGCCCATCTCCCAAGCCGGTGTCGGGCACGGGTCGATACCGATCAAGGTGGTGTGGGCATCGTTCATCGCCCCCGTTATCGCCGCGAGGCTCGCTTCCGAACCCACCAGGGCGGTCCACACATGACCGTAGATCTGCCGCAGCGGACCCCATCGGCCCGTGCTGAAATTCATCATCCCCGTCAGGGCAGCTGTCTGGGCGGCCCCGGAGTAGGGCGAGAAAATAAAATCATAGGGAACCGACCCGAGCGCCGCCGCGACGCCGGTGAGATCGGGGTCCTGGGTTCCGGTCGCCCCGAATGAAATTCCAAGCGACACTCCGGACGGGAGCGATTCGCCCCCGAGAGTTCCGTAATAGGCGACACGGATATCGATCGTGCTTCCGGTCGCCCCTTTCCATTTGCAAGTCAGGGTGACAGTACCGGTGGCGGCGGCGGCCGTGACGGGCAGATCGGGCGCGGCATTGATCGCCGCCGCGATATTGGTCGCGATCGTTGCCGACGCATCGCCGGTATTGACGGCAACAGGGACGTTCTGACCCGCGATATAGAGCGGGATCGTTCCGGCGAGCACGCTGGCCGCGGAAATGATCACGGTATAGGTCGCCGCCACGCCGCCGCTCGCATCCGCCAGCGGCAGGCACCACACGTAGCCCAGCGTGTCGTTCAGCAGATACTTTTCGACCGCGCGCGCCAGGATGGAGCCGCGACCGAACAGGCTGCGCGCCATCGCGGTCGAGAAGACGCAGACCGGCACTTCCGGCTGTGCCACAAGGCTCTGGCCGATGAGCAGCCCGACCTGCGTCTGCACGTCGAAATTGGCCTGGCTGTTGCTCATCTCGAGTGAGAGCATAGGCACCAGCAGGTTGCTCGGCGTGTAGACGAACGGCACCGATCCCGCGGCGGCTGTCCCAGACATGATGCGCTCCTAACTCTGAAACGGAATGGTGAAGCTGGATTCGGCACGCCCGTCGGGCCCGCGCGTGCGGGGCGACGGCGTCGGCGTGTTGTTGAAACCGGCATCGAGATCGTCGGTGAAGGCGCCCGTGGGGCTGGCCACGTTGATGATGTCCTCGGTGACCGTCACCTGCGACAGCGGCACGCCGCCGCGCTGGCGATACTCGGCCGTCGTCTGCAGACCGATCAGGTGTACGCCACGGCCGATGATCCGGTCGCCGCTCTGCTCCGTCGTCAGCACCGCCGTCCGTGTCTCGATCGAGGCGACGCGCTCGATGCGCAGGTGGCCGCACTCATCCTTCATCGACCGGAAGGCCGGATCGCAGAGCAGCGCGTCCAGGATCGGATCCATCAGCGCATCGAGATCGATGCCGCATTGCGCCTCATCTACGGACGCCGTCCTGCCTTCGACCACCAGCATCTGGATCGTCTTGAGCAGCGGCTGTCCGGCCGTTCCCATTGCCTCGCCACGGCATTCCGGCGTGTAGACCAGCAGGATCGGCAGCTCCGGGTTCGTCACCGGCGCCGCCCGCGTCGGATAGACGCGTGATCCCGCCGCCGTGTTCGCGGCAATGAGCAGCTGCACCGCGACCGTGCGCAGCTGCGTCGCGAAGGATGTCATGACGCCCTATAGGCTGGTGACGAGCAGGCTGATCTTCACGTTGCCGCCGCTGTCCGGGCCTTCGGCAACCGCGATCTTCCAGGTCTCGCCCTCGACGATCACCGTGGCCACCCCGTTATTGAGGGCCGACACCGAAATGCCGGCCGAGGTCAGCTGCTCCATGCTCATGCCGAGCTGCGGCTTGGCGACGATTGACATGGCGTTTGTATTAGGGTCGTCGCGCAGCTCGCGCAGGGCGCGCTCCCAGATGCCGAGCAGCGGCGTCACGCCGTCGCCGAGCGTCGAGATCACCGGCTGGGTCACGTCGAGCTGGATCGACACCGGATCGCCGAAAGCAGAGACGCAGGCCTGGGTCACCAGGGAGTCGAAGTCGATCACGTCAGGCGGCCGGCGCCGGCGGCGTGGTGTCGTCGTTGGTGGCGGCCGCCAGGTCCACCAGTCCGTCCCGGATCAGGCGCTCCGCCACATCCGACGGCAGCTGTATCGAGCGGCCTTCTTCAAAATGGTGGTGACCGTGGCCGTGATAGAATCTCATTCCCGGCTTCGGCGTCACGGCCGTCAGGGAGATCGCGGCCATTTACGCCTCCATCCGGGCCGACCACAGAACCTCGGGGCGCGTGCAGATGTGGAGCGGATAGCTCTCCACCTCCATGCGCCACCACTTCTGCCTATCCCTATCCATGATCGGGATGATGTAAGTCGGCTTGCCGGGTTTATTGACCCACTGCGCGGTGTCGCTCGGCGCCCAGGCGACGGTGAAGACATCGTTGGCGCCCTGCGGAAAGAACTTCACCTTGTCGGGCTGGATTGCGATCGAGGTCATATCATCGCTGCCGCGATAGTTGATCCAGTAGATGTCGCCGAAAAGCATCGGCGTCAGGATCGATGAATTAGCCGAAAGCGGATTTGCGTCGTCGCCGCTGCCCTGAAACGCACTGCCTTTCCGCAACTCGGCCGCCTGCACCCAGTTGTAATAGGTCAACGTCACGTCAGGATGGGTGATGAGCTGATCCCAGAACGCGTCGCCCGCAAGCCCGATCACCTTGGTGCCTCCGGTAAATGCACCTTGGCTTGAACGCGACATTCCACGCACGATGCCATTGCATAGCGTGCGGAGCGCGCCGGATGTCTTTGCAGTCAGATTGAAACCAATCTCTTCCGGTTGCTGGATATTGAACTCATTGAACCAGTTAAACAGAATCGTGCCGTCGGCATCCAAGAGCTCACCCTGCACTGCGGCCAGGCGGTGCCGTTCCCACGTATATTCCAGGTTGCTCGTCAACCCCGTTGGACCACTGAGTCGGCGGGCGACCTCCGCCTGCACTTGCATCATCACGCTCTCGGTGCCGAATTCGCGCACATCCATGAGCTCCGAGGCATAGACTGTGTCGCCCGTCGCAAGCCGCGGCGCTTCGAAGTAGCGCATCTGGCGCTTCTCGGTCTCGCGTTCTGTGGGCGGCGCGCCGCGCGCGCTGGTCGGGATAATCGAAAGCCGGCCCTGGCGCTGCTCGACCGCAAGCGCCTTGGTGCGGATTGGCTTAGGCTTGAAAAGCTTGAGCGCTCCAAGTCCCTGCGGGTTGAATGGGTTGCGCTCGACCGCTTCGGTCAAGCTTACGGTTGTGAATGCGTCATTGCGGAAGACGTTGAGTATCGTCCCGCCGCCAACAGATCCAGACATTGCAATCTCCCCCCGTTTAACGCGCGATGATGCCGGCAGTGGCGAGCACGGCGAGCGCCTGCACCTGGCCGCTCTCGGTCACCGTCACCGTGAAATAATCGCCCTCCATGAAGGCCGTGCCGCCGGCGGTGATGGTGAAGGCGATCTCGTTTGAAAAGGCCTCACCCACGCCGACCGTGCCGAGGACCTCGCCGGTCGGGTCCGCCACCACGAATTCCAGCGCAGACTCGGCGGTGATCGTGTAGGCGCCGACCGGCACCGGGGGGTAAATGTTGCCGATCTGTGCGGCCGAGACGATGGACAGCGATCCGATCGTGCCGTTGCCGACATTGCTGCCGCCGGCGGCGGAAGAGATGCCGCCGGCCGCGGCGATCGACGGGTCCCAGACGAGTTCCTTCTGGTTGACCTCGCACTCCCGCGTGATCACGGTCACCTTCTTCGAACCGCCGGCCGGAACGACGGTGCGATTGTAGAGGATCGCCAGGTTCTGAGCCGGCGTACTCGAGGTGTAGGGCTGCCAATTCAGGGAACCCGCGGCCACGGTGATCGTGAACCCATCGCCCGCCACGAAGGCCGTGCCTCCGGCCGTGATGGTGAAGCCGATCTCATCCGAATAGGCCGTGCCGGTCACGCCGTTGCGCAGTTCCTTGCCCGCCGGGTCGAAGACCTGGAAGGCCGTCGCCGCGGTGAAGGTTACCGTGTAGGCGCCGGCCAGCGCGCCGAGGCCCGCGCTCAGGGAGCCGACGGTGCCGGTGCCGGTGTTGCCGCCGGATTTTGCCGCCGAGGTGAGCGTGCCGGTCGTGACTTGCGTCACCACCAGGCCGGGATCCAGCAGCAGATCCGAGCCGCCGGAATTGCTCATGACGCCAGGGTCGCGGGAGCGGTTGCCGGCCGCTTCCCGCACAAGGAAAGCGCCGTCGTAAAAATGCTCGTAAAGCACCGGGGAAACCATCGGTCGCGTTCCTTACCAGTTGCGGGCTTTTTGCATCGCGACGTCCCAAGACGTGGCGATCGTCTTCGGCGCGACGCCCGGCGGCGCACCGGCGCCGCTGCCGATCACCGCCGCGGGCGTGGCGTAGCCGCCCATGCGCCCCGCTAGCCCGCCGCCGCTGCCACCGTTGCGCAGGATCGCGATCGCGCGCGTCGCGGAGAGGCTGGTTCCGAAGGCGAGCTGCGCGGCGAGCGGCGTGTTCCTCGCCGCGGCCGGGTCCTGGAAGATCGCCGCACAGCGGCTCCGCTCCCGCAGACGGGCCTGAGCGCGGCGCTTGCGGCGTAGCCGCGCGCGCCTGGCACGACGCATCGTCTCATCCGGCTCGCGGTCGACGGCTTCGTCCTCATCGCCTTCGGCGTCATCGTCGGGCTCGCCGTCATCTGCCACTTGGTCAGGGTCCTGCTCCGGCGGCGGCGCGTCCGGATCGGGATCGTCATCCGGCGGCAGCTCGTCATCCGACTGCATGGAGGGATCATCGTCGCCGGCGTCATCGCCCGTCGGCTTTTTCTTCGGCGGCTTTGCGGGAGAAGGCGTCGGATCGCTCGGCGGCGGATTCGCGGGATCGTCGTCATACCCCGCGCTCTGCAGCTCGTCCGCGTGACGCTGCCGCATCTGCTCTTCCGTCTCGGCCTCGGCGCGCACGTTCGCGGTCGTGGCAAGCAAGCGTCGCTGCCGGGTCGAGGCGCGGTTTCCCGCCCCGATCCCGAGAAAGTTCAAGTTCATTGATTTTCCCTCAGAGTGTTTGCAGGAACTCGGCGAATGCCGCGTCAGGCGCCATAACCGCGTCGGCGAGTTTCAGTTGCACACCCTCGGCGCCGAGGAAGGCATCTGCTTCGGTTGCACGGACGAGCGCGGGATCGATACCGCGATTGCGCGCGACAGTCGCCACGAACAGCTCGCCGAGCGTGTTGACATCGGATTGGAACCGGTCACGCGCCTCCTGCGATAGCGGAATGACATCGAGCCCGTCCGCCTTCCGCGTTCCGAACTGGATCACGTGGACGGTGATCCCATTTTTCAGAAGCGCCTGCGAAATGTCGGCAAAGACTGCGATCACGCCGATGCTGCCCGTGCCGCCGGTGCGCGGGACGATGATGCGGTCCGCTGCTGACGCGATCGCATAGGCCGAAGAATAGGCCTGATCATCGAGAATCGCCCAGATGGGCTTGCGGCCGCGCGCGGCATAGATGGCGTCGACCAGGTCGAAGAGGCCGCAGACCTCGCCGCCGGGGCTGTCGATCTCGAGTACGATGCCGCGCACATCCGAGTCTTCAAGCGCCTGCGCCACATTGAAACGGATGCCGTCATAGCCGGTCATACCGATATAGGGCCGGATGCTCCCCAGCTTCTGCACCAACGTGCCGCAGACAGGAATGATCGCGGCACCGTTCACCACATCGTAGCCACGCTGGGGGCGTTCTCCGCCGTCCTCTAGATCCAAGCCGGTTAGCGCCACCATCTCACCGTTCGGGCGCAGCAAGTTCGTCACGCCGAGGCGATCGGCGAGGGCCTTCACGATGATTTCGGCTTTCGCCGGATGCACCGCGAGCGGCGTATTGAACATCCGGTGCATCAGATGCGGCAGCATGTGCGTGCTGCTGATAGCCGGCCGGCGCGCCAGAGTCCCGGAGGTCTTACGCGGCGCTGTCTTAGCGGCAGCGGCGACGCGCTGTTCGTAGTAACCCAGGATCTGCCCCGCGCGCTGCCTCTCCCGGTCGGCTGTTCGCACCGCTGCCAAGCCTGGAATCGCCGAATCGACTCCGGCCTTAAGGACAACGAGCTGACCGCCGACGATATCCGCGAACGGCAGCTTGTAGCCTGCGCGCGTATTCGGATTTTGCGCGTCATAGAGCGCGAATCCGCGTCGTGCGACCTCGGGCCGTGGGTTGCGTCCGCCGATGCCGGCTGCGTCCAGCATGCGCGTCGCGGCAGCGGCGCCATCCCAGCCGTGACCTAGACAGAGCGACAGCGTCCGAGACGCGCCGCAGCGCCAATCTGGCTTCGTCATGCGGGCTTCGGCTTTCGTTCGTCAGTTGCCGCGTTCGATTCCGCTCCCCCAGCCGCCCAGTCGGGCATCTTCAGGCCGAGACGCTTGAACTCATCCACCTCGGCAGCACGCTGCTGCAGCACGTCGCGCCAATCGGCGCCGGATATCTCGGCGACCACCGATTCGAGCGTGCCGAAGCCGGCATCCATGCCCAGCACCTCGCCCTGCCGCTCCTTGACGGGATCGATCCAACCGCGGCCGGGGCCGATCCAGCGGCATCCGGCATACGCGGCGCGCCATTCCGCGAAATCCGGAGCGCCGGCGGGCAGCGGCACATAGCCTCGGTCAACCGCTTCCTCGAGCCAGGCGGCATAGACCGGCGTCGCAAATCCGACCGCGAAGTCCTGCCGCCGGCGCAGCAGCGTCTTCCAGGCCACCAGCATCGCCGCGCGCGCCGAGCTGTAGTTCACCCGAGAGTAGTCGCGGGAGATTTCCTCGGCGGTCGCTCCGGTCGCCGCCGAGATCGAGCGCAGCACCGCGTGCTCGAAAGCCTCGAATTCGGAGAGCGCGTTGTCCGAATTCACCGTCTCGATGGACTCGCCCGGAAACAGCTTGGGGATGCGGATGCCGCCCATGACCATCGGCGGGTTCGTCTCGCCGAACGCCTCGCGCATGCCCTGATACGCGCCGATCTCCTGGCCGTCCGTGTCAAGCGCTTGGCGCACCATCTCCGTGTCATAAGGCGACTTCACGAAGATCCCGATCAGGGCATGAAGAACCGCGCGCTGCAAGCTGACCTGGTCATAGCGGCTGAGCATCTTGAAGCGCGGAATGACGGGCATCAGGATCGGCGTTCCGCGGTGCTGACCGACACGACGGCGATCGAAGTCATGCACCACGATGGGGCGACCCCAGGGCGTCTCGCGTTCGAATCGGTCCCAGATCATGGAGGCCGCCGCCTCGAACCACGCGTTCGGTTCCGCGCGCCGAAACCAATGCGCGACCGGCGCGCCCAGCAGATCGATCTCCACGCCGCCGCGCATGCGATCGGTATCCAGGGCCTCATAGGGATTGCTGAGCCGGTCCGGATCCATCAGCTGCACGCGGGTGGCATAGCGGGCGGCGCCGGCCGCGACGGAACCCTCATCCCACAGCATGATCCCGATGCCGTCGCCGTCGCGGATCTTCGAGATGAAAGCGAGCCGCATCATCTGCGGCACGGTCAGCGCGCGCGCGCCGTCGCACCAACGGCCGGGATCGTTCGCCCAGAGGTTGTACTCGGCTTCGGCCGCCTGGCTGAATTCCGTGGCCCAGACCCCGTCGAGCCGCTTGTCCTGCCGCACCAGCACCCGCCAATTCGGGGTCGGCCGCGGAAAGAAGGTGGCGCCGACAGCCGAGTCCGCGATGGTGTCGAGCGCGCCGGAGGCCCAGCCGTCGTTGCGATCGAGGTCGCGCGAGCGGCCGACGGTGCGGTCGCGATCGACATTGATTTCCGCGTCCGGCGAACGGACGTTTGGAAACCATTCGCCAAAGTCCTGGCCGTGCCACGCCTGCGCATCGTAGGCCCAAGGGCTGCCCCAGTGCCCGGGGCCGCGATCATGGCCGCCGCGCTCCGGCCCCTCGGACACGTTCAGCATGGCCTTGGCGCGCACGCGGGCGACCTCGGCCGCCGGGATCTTCCGGCCGCTTGCATCGACGAGGCCCGGGCGGCTCATCGAAACACCACCGACATCGGCCTGCGGCGCCCTTGACCCAGGGCAGCATTCAGCTCGCCGATGAAGTTGCGCAGGCTCGCTTCGTTGGCGCGGCTGTATGTCACGCTGCGCTGGCCATCGCCGGAGGAGTAGGACAGAGTCACTGGCATGCCGCCGGTCACGAGGTTGCCGAGCGCCGTCTGCGCCTGGGTCCGGAGCGCCATCAACGCAGCCGGCGACATTCCGATGAACGGGCCCGATTCTGGCGGTCCGAGGGTGAATGACATCTCAGGCGCTCCGTCGCGCGAAGCGCGCGCTGAGGGCGCTCAGGGCGGTTTGGCTCAGGCCGCGACGCGGCGACGCGATGCTTGTTCGCGGCGCGCTCTCGGTCTGCTCACCCGCGAAGACCAGCGAGTTCGTGTCCCATGGCGCCGCCCAGCTCGGCGGCTTCTGCCAGTCGAGCCGTCGCAGTCCGAAGAGATGCGCCATGACATGGCTCATCACCATCAGGTCGAGCGCTTCGTTGCGCGCATTGGCGGCGATCGGCTCCCACTTTCCCGAGGGCAGCCGCTGTTCGGCGAAAAGCTGCTCGAACCATAGATGCGGTCCTGTCGCGCTCTTCAGCGCAGCCGGGAAATGGACGCACCATGGCTTGCCGGATTCGGCGACCGCCAGATGGTCCGCAAGGCTATCCTTGAACAGGTTCGGCGCGAAGAAGCCGATGGGAATCTGCCCCCGTGCCGCGGCGAAGCGGTCTTTGCGCGCGCTGTCGGGATAGGAGATGACGATGCTCTGCGCGCTCGGGCCCGAGGCGCCCTTGAGCAGCAGCATGTTCCAGCCCTCGCGCCCGTCGAAGCGCCCGAGCATGCGCGCTAGCCTGGAAGTCCGGGCGCGCAGCCAGGCCGCATACGCCCTCTCGGTCACGCCCGCCTTGCCGCCGCTGTCGCAGCCCGTCGCCAGGACAAGCATGCGCCGACCTGATCCGTCCGCGAGCGGGTAGCTCGCTTCGGCAGCACCCCGCAGCATCGCATCCCAATCGCTGTCGCTCACCGCCGTGTCGGCCGAAGACACCTGGAAGTCGACGATCCAGCTCTCGCCGTTGACGCCCCAGCCGCGCACCAGGCGCTCGAACCGGCGGGCCTGCACATCGACCGAGCTGGTCAGGAACCGGACGCCCTCGGGCACGAATCCCATTCGGAGGCCTTCCTCGGCGCGCATCGCCACCGAATTCGCATCCGTGCCGGAGACGCTGCGCGGCGGCGAGTATGGAACGCCCCACTGCTTGACGATGACTTCGCGCAGGCCGCGCGTGTCTCCGCTACTGGCGGCCGCCCGCTCGGCCTCGACGCGGGAGCGGGCAAGGCCGGCGATGCCGCGCAGCAGGAACGGGCTCATCACGCCCACGATCCAGAAGCCGGCCGTCGGATTCGGCGGTGGGTTGCCGATGACAGAGCCGTCCGGCAGCACATCCTGGCCGCGGCGCGCCCAGAAGCCCTCCCGGTTCATGGCGCGGCGCTCGCCGTCGGCGATCAACGTGCCGCAAGACGGGCACAGCAGCGCGGCGGCCGTTTCGACCTCATCGAGCGAAGCATCCTCGGGATAGACAAGGCGCATGACGCGGCTGGTGCCCGGGTTCGGGGAGGAGAATGCGCCGCAGGACGGGCAGGGCCACCACCAGGTGCGACGATCGCTGTCGCGATAGACGGCCATGATGCCGGCGTCCCAGAGCTCTTCGCTCTCACCGCGCGCACGGTCGCAATGGCTGATGGCGAGCAGATGGCTTTCGGCGCCATAGGTCTGCCGGCGCACGTCGAGCTGCGTCTTCGGGTCGCCGAAGTCTTCGTCGTAGGCGTCCCACTCGTCCGCGATGATGCGGCGGGCTGTCTTGCTGATGAGGTTCGATCGCGTCGCGGCCAGGAACTGCGCCGTCATGCCGCCGCGGAATCGCTTGAACCCGAGGCTGTCATCGGTCGGCCGCAGTCCCTGCTTGGCCTTGATCTCCGGATGCGCCTCGATCAGCGGATTGATCGAGTTCTTCACGAAGGCCTTCACGGCGTCGTCGGTCTGCATATACCAGAGCAGCGGCGCCGGATCGGCATCGATCGTCGCCAGGAAGAAGTTCTCGGCGATCGCCGTCTTGCCGCACTGGCCCGGCCCGACCAGGGCTGTGGTGGTGTAGAACTCGCTTGCGAGGGTCTCCATCGGCTCGCGCAGGTAGGGCGCTGTGCGGTGGTCCCAGAGGCCCGGGCGGCTGCCCTCGACCCAGCGATGCGCCGCCGCCCAGTCGGCGACGTTGACGGCCGCCGGCGGCACAAAGGCGCTCTCCAGCGCATCCAGCACGACGCGGCCGGCATGGGCCGTCTGCATGGCGGCTTCAGCCATGGGCCACGGCAGCCTCAGCCTCGATCGGCGTCAGATAGGCGCCGGCCTCGCGCACGAAGGTGCGCTGCGCGTCCGCGAATCGCTGCTCCAGCGCGCGCACGACGGACGGCGGCAGGTTCTGATCGGCAGCCGCCTGGCGCACCGCGGCGCGCTGCATGCGGCTATAGGTCGCCAGGGCGGCCACCAGCGCCTCGCTGACCTCCGCTACCGGCACGAGCTGGCCGAGGCGTTCGGCTTCCTGGCGGCGCATGGAGGCAAGCTTCAGCGCCTCGATCTGATCCTTCGTCGAGAGCTTCGAGCCGCTGGACGGCTGCTCGACCTGGTCGAGGATCAGGGGAAGGACGAGCTGGGCCAGAGCTTCGTCCCGCTCGGCGGCGCTGCGCGCCTCGGCTTCCTTCTGGGCCGTCAGGAAGTCGACGACGGCCCGGAGGTTGAACTTGTAATCGCGGCCGTTGGTGCCCGGCTGCAGGATGGGGAAGTCGGGATAGCGCTCGATCCAGTTGCCGATCGTCACCACCGAGGTCTTGAGGTAGCGCGCGAGCTCACGCTTGTTGACGACCCCCAATTCCTCAGAAGGTGCAGATGTCAACAACGAAGACAATCGAAAGCCCTTTCGAATTTACAAAAACCGTGTCTCAAACCGGGGTGCGAATTACCCGTGGGACATGCGCTGGGCCAGGAAGGACCCGCGGCGAATGCATAGCTCACCGGGCAGGGCAGGGCTCTCTTCGACGCAGACCCGATCGGGATTGCTTTATCTCGCAGTGCTGCGCGCCATCTCGATCGCCGCCGCCATCTCCCGCCCGAACGACGCCTCGACAGTCGCCAGCACGAGATCGTCGAAGGCGAAGCGCGGAGCGTAGACGGGCACGCGATCCGTGAACCACAGGATCGGTTCGACATCACCTTTCCCGAGCAGCTGCATGATCGCCTTCGCGCGCCCATCCGCATCGCGCCAGACAAAGAAGTCCGTCCCGGTCCGCTTGCTGGCCACGAGCTTCTTCCGCAGAAGCCGGCGGCGCACCGCATCGGAGACGTTGGCCTTGTAGCCTTGCTCGCCAAACGCCGACACGCGCGAGATGGCCTGAACGATAAGGCCGCTTGGCACGTTGCCATAGGCGTCCAGCGTTGCCTCTGTGCCTTCGCCCGGCGTCCAGAACTGATCCGGCTGCATCACCCCGGCTCGAATCAGCGCGTTCTCGCTGCGCTTGTGCGCGCGATTGCCGCCCATGATCTCGGCCGATAGCCAGTTCTGCGGCGCTGGACCTTTGCCGGTGAAGTCTTTCACCAGCACGGTCGCTTCCAGCTTTGCCTTCGTCGCCGGCACGACGCGCAGCGCATTCAGCGTGCTCGGGGTCGGCCGATCGAAGATGTGCGGCATCTTTTCGACGATCGCCTTCTGCGCCGCCTGAGCGCAATGCGTCAGAGCGACAGCGCCGGCGAAGCGAAGCTGCTTTTCCACGTCGCCGCGGAAAGCGTCGGAGAATTTCGCCAGATCGCCGGCCAGGCTAATTTTGAACGGGGCGGCCATGATCTAGGACATCCTTGACCTCCAAACAGAAACGCCCGCCAGGGCTGGAACCTTGGCGGGCGCTCATACTCGCAGAGTAGTGATTGAATACGATTCGTCTGGGCAATCTGTCAAACCTAAACCGAAAATTTAATCCTCAGCGCAACAGCGATCATGCCGACGCCGTCGCCGTGCCAGCTCTCGGCCGTATGGTGGCTGATGCCCAGCTCGCGACCGATCTTTCGCCAGCTGTAGAGATGACGATCGTTCAACGGATGCACCAGCATTCTCCGGCCTATGACGCGCCGCAAAGCGACGCGCGTCACCGGGATCAGACTGATCCATGACAGCGCTTCATCCATCTTCGAAATGCGCTCAGCCGATGGAAGCGCGGGTCGAGGCGTCGCCGTATGCCAGCCATAGGCTTCGATCGCCCCATGAACGACTTCGGGATGACCCGTCCGTAGATGCGTCGAGTGACCGCGCACGGGCAAGGTGAGCAGAACGCGGCCGGCATCCTCCAAACGCGCGACGACCAGCTCTTCCAGCGAAACGGAAGGCCGATCGTTGTGAGATCGATCTCGTTCCCAGCCGTTCCCAGCTTTTTCCCAGCTTCCTTCCCAGCTTAAGACATTCATATCATTATCCTATTAGGAATAGAGATATAGCTGGGAACGCTGGGAACGGTTTTTGACCCATATATGAAAATTCGCCAATGACGAATGAACATGCATAGGGGGAAACCCGTTCCCATGTTCCCACGTGGTACACGTCTGATATTGCGGGATTTTTCGTTCCCAGCTTGTTCCCAGCTTAGACAGGTCTGATTTGAAAGAATTATTGAGTCTAGGCAGATGACGGGTCATCGTCAAAACCAAGCTCTTCCGCGCTGACCCAGGTGCAGCGGCCCTTCAAACTGCCGACGCGAACCTGCATTTTGGGTTCGCGAGCACTCTCAAGTCGCCTGAGATCGTAGATCCAGCGATCGCCCTCCCAGCTTGTGCCAGCGAACAGCTTGCGCAGTTCGACAGCCCCAGGCGCGAACCATATGCCATTCCCGTGAGCAGCGCGAGGCGCTTCACGCCCGCGCGCATCCTTGGCCTCATTGTGGCGGATCACGCGCATGCCGTGGTTCGCAAGAACGGTGCGAGCCAGGTTGTCAGACACCTCAAATTCCAGATGGGAGTGCGTCTGCAGAACCTGACCGATCAGCGAGCCGATCTGCGCGCGATCCGTCGAGCGCGAAAGCTGCACGGTGCTGCTCATCAGATGCCGCACCATGCGCTTAGGCGCGTCCTCCATCAGCGTTTCCTCGGCGCCATGGATGAAGGCTTCCAGAGCGTCCACGCCTTCGCGGCAATCGCGCCCCGATGGCTTGCCTTCATGCGTCAGTATCCACCAACCAGCCAGCAGAGCGCCAATCTGGTCCATCTCCCGTGGCGCGGAGCCCGATTCGAGAAGCTGCGCCCTGAAAAGCGTGATCGATTCCTGGAACAGCTCAGAGCGTTCCAGGGCGCGACCCCAAAGCGACGGCCCTGCAGCGGAGATGTCTTCGACCAGCTTTTTATGCGCGGTCTGATGATCCTCGCCGGCGGCCGCGCGGACGAGCTCGATCAGCGTAAAGCGCGAGAGATGTTGCGGCTGCATGTCGGGCGGCGAGATCGCGGCCATGACGATGCTGCCGGCGATCTGAAAGCTGCGCGCTTGGCCGTCGGCACCGCCGCGCGTGCCTTTCGTGCCTTCGCCACCGCTGGCGGAGAGAACCATGTCCAACAGCACCCGGGCGCCGTGCTGATCCTGCCGATCGGCCGCTTCATCGATGTAGATAGGCATGGCGCGGCCGCTGATCGACTGTTCGATGCCGGCCTTGCTGGTGTCGTTGCTATAATAGTGCAGCGGCGACGCCGCCTTCATCACGTTTAGCAGCGACGACTTTCCGGTCGCCATGCCGCCGAGCAGAAAGCCGGCCGGTCGCCAGCGAGCCGACGCGCCGTAATAGCCACAAGCGATCAAGCCCAGCACGGCGATCTCGCCGCCCGGCTTGCGAAAGTTCCACAGGGCTTGCAGGTCGCCTTGCAGCTGCAGGCCGACGCTTACGTCGCATCCATTCGCGGGGCGGGGAACAGGCGCGGCCGCCGCCCACACCTGGTTGCCGGTGCGCGTGCCCGGCTTTTCCCAGACGCCCTTGATCAGGATCGCGTCACCGCAATGAACCACGGGAAAACCGCCTTCGCCCGGCCACACGCCGGGTGCACGCAGCACGACGTGTTCACCATAAAGCCCTTGCTCGCCGCACTCGCGCTGCAGCCACTTCGCGGCGTTGTTGATCGCGAAATCGACGACGATTTCGACCTCGACCTTCTCTCCGTTCTCCTCACGCTGGACCTTCGCCTTTTTCGGGAACTCTTGTCGTAACCAGGCGTCGCTTCCCAGGAACAGGGCGAGCAGCTCATGCCGATTGCCCAGGGCGCGGGCGCCGAGCTGCCGCTTCTGCCCGCGCGCATCGAGAAAGTGGAAATGACCCTCGAGGTGGCCGAGACAGGTGAGAGGACACGGCAGCTTGTCAGGCGGTGATCGATCCTCTGGCGGTTTCGTCGGACCTCTGCCGCCGCCTCCACCATCGATCACTTGAAACGCCCGCCCGGCGCCCTCGATTGCGCTACGGACATTGCGCGTGCCTTCGTCGCTCATAGCCCAGTCTTTCACTCGCCAGCCGCTTTGCTGAGGGCTTTTTCGGTAAACCGCTTCTCGGCTTCGGCCGGCGGCAGCAGCGCGCCGCCATGACCCCGCCGCCAGGTGCTCATGCAGGCGCATTGGCGCAGCGTAATCTCCACGGCGCCGGCCGCGACGGCCAGCGACCGCTTAGACAGCGCGATGTCGTAATGGCTATCGTGCGTTGGCGGCCCCTGATGCCACTTGCGGGCCACGCCGATCGCCGCCGCCATCGCGTGCAGCTCATCATCGGTATCGGCGATCATGTGCGACATCTTCATCCGCGCGAACCGCCCGAGCGGCCGCAGATACATATCGTCGACATAGACGGTCACTTCTGCAGCCTGACCGCGAGCTGGGCCATCACCTGCTCGATGCCCGGGCGATCGGGAGGAATCACGCCAGTACCGTCGCAGACATCGCAGGCTGGCGGCCTGCGCACCGTGACCATGCCCGGCCGAATGATGATCGACGGGTAGTAGGCGCCCATCTGCCCGCAGACGCGGCACGGTCTCACCCGCATTCGGAAAACCCCATCAGTGCATCGTTGAAATCGGAGCCGATCGGGCTGCGCGCCACGCGCACCTCCAGCCCGCGCGCCATTAAGGCATTCTGCCCGCGCACCAGCCCACGCCTGGCCTCTGGCGCGGTGTCGTTGTCGGCCGCGATCGTCACCCGCTTGATCTGATCCGGAAGGCCGATACGGGCGAGGTTCCCAAGGCTGACGCTGGCCAGTACTCGAGCCTCGGGAACAGCCAGCGCGATCGACAGGCAGGTCTCGATCCCTTCGCCGATCACGATCAGATCGTCAGCCGGTGCATCGGCGAGGGACTTGCCGGAAACCCCGCGCCACAAGCGGATGCTGCCGCCTTGCATGCGTCCCAGCACCATCTTCGTCTTCTGCAGCGGCGCCTTGCGCCAGACGCCGGCACGATCGGTCGCGAGCCAGGTGCGATGGGTCGCCACATGCGCGCCGTCGGCACCGCTGATCGCGGCCACCATGGCCGGCCAGGTGCGCTGGCTCTCGACGTTATGGAGCGACGGGTGGAATCGCAGCGCCCGCGGCTGACGGCCGAGGCGCGACAGGTCGATGCCGCGCGCCTTCAGATAGTGGTCGACCGGAGTATCGGCGAGCGCGGGCTTGGCATGAAGCCAGAGCGCGAGAGCTGCCGCACGAACGCGGGCGAGTTGCTCCGTCTCGTCTTCCTCCGGCTGTGAAGGCGGCGGCGTCGCGGGACGGGTCGGCGCGGCCGCGTCATTGCCCAGACCGAGCCACTGGCGGGCCCAGCGCAGCGCCTCACGCCGATCGCCGCGATAGTTGACGGCCGCCACCAGGTCGAGCGCATCACCCGTCTCGCCCGTCGCGAAATCCTGCCAAACGCCAGCCTTGGCGCCCGTCAGCCGCACGCCAAGGCTTCCGCCACGCTCGCCGGCGAGGCTGCCGCAGCGCCATTCCTGGCCGTCACGCCGGCCGGCCGGCAGCAGCTCGCGCGCCAGGGACGGCGCGCGGGCCGCCAGCATCCGCGCGATGGAGCCAGCATCGTGTTGATGCGTGGCTGTCATCAGGCCGATCCCGCGCAGCTGGAGACCACAGCGGCTTTCCGCCGTAGCCTGCAGGCCGCCAGCGTGATGGCATTCGCCAGCGCCAAGGGCAGACGCAGGTCGTGGCCCGGGCATTCGTCAGCGATCAGGATGCCAAGCGCCACAGCGAGATCGATGCCAAGGTTCTCGACGCCGCTTTCCAGCCGTAGCCGGTCCAGCAGCGCGCGGCCACGATCGAAGCTCTGAGGTGTGCAGTCCAGACTCACGCAATTGCCCCGCGGAGGGAAGGCGTCAGCGCGAATGGCGGCATGCCGAGATCGGCGCGCTTCGCGTTGATCTTGTCTATCGGTAGCGTGCCGCGGCCCACCATGATTCCGCGCTGGCCTGCCCAATGGATGATCTCGGTCGCATTGGCCGGTACCGGCGTCGTCGAGACCGACTGCTCGGCGGGACCGCCGCGCGTCCAACGATGTGCACCGGCGAAAACTGTCACGCGATACGGGTTGATAGGGGGACCTGGAAGCGCGTTCACGGCGGCGATGATCTGCGCCATCGGCGCGCCGGTTTCATAAAGCGGCTGCGCCACCGCCAGACGCTCCGGCGTCCAGGAATCGGGCGGTTTCAGCCGGGATTCGGGCGGCCGCTGCCAACCCTTCGTCGCCGCCATTGCGCCGATCTGATTTTTCGAAACCGCGATCTTCGAAGGCAGAGCGTTCAGTCGTAGTTCGATATCGCCGAGGGGAACGCCGCTCGTATAGGTCTCGCGCAATAGCTCCAGCCGCTCTGGCGTCCATCGAGACGCACTCAAAAAAGCCGCCGGCGGAGCTTTCGGCTCCGCCGGCGCCGGGTCCCCACGCGACTTATTCCCGTGGGATCCCGAAGTCTGGGAGGAAACGTCCAAGAAGTCCCCAACCGGCGCGTCATGCGACACGGGCGCCACCGGTTGGTCAGTCACCGGCGAAGCTGACACCTCCGCCGGGTGGGAATGCGGTGCCACGGTGGATTCGAGCCGCCGGAACTCCGCTTGTAGTGCGCCCGTGAAGTTCGCGATTGCCTGCGCCAGCTCAAGGCAGGCACGCTCAAGGCGATCGAGGCGCAACAATGGTGGCGATTGGTCGCTCATGCCGCGACCAGGCGCTTGATGGGCGTGAACGCGATCGCCCGATGTACGGCGCAATACGGCTCAGCCACGTCCGTTCGGGGCTCGCCGCAGTATTTGTGGGTCGCGGCCGCCGCAAACGCCCACATGGGCCAGCGGCAGCCGTCTGCAGGCGGCCGCTCACGTGGCGCGGGCTTCGGGATCGGCGCGGCAGCTGCCCGCTTCGCGCCATCCGGCAATTTCAGCGCCGCCGCCCGCTCCGTCTTGGAGGGCGCCTGCGCTTTCGGCGTCACTGAAGTCCGAATCGGGCTCGGCCGCGACGCGAGCTGGAGGCGATGCGCTTTCCCGACGACGGCATTCTTGCTGATGCCGAGAGCTTCGGCGATCGCGGATGCTTTCCAGTCCGAGTCCCACATGGTGCGGAGCTCGGAAATCATCAGCTCCGTCCAAACCGCGTCGCTCATAGGTCGCCTTTCGCGGGCCGCTTCGCGCGGGCTTTCTTCTTCGGTGAAACGGTGACATCGCGAATGACCGGCGTCTCGGTCCGCTCGCGCTCGATCGGCGGCGGCATGCGGATCACCCCACCACGCGCGAGCGTGTAGCCGGTGCTTGTGCGCAGCTGGTCGTGCAGCTGGGGGAACCGGCTGGAATCGAGACGCGCGCTCATGGGATCGCTCCGGCGGCCGGATCGTTGCCGACCCGGCCGCCTTCACCTACCGTTGGTGCTGTCACACGACCGACGGAGGATTCTTTGGCCGAACTATCGATGGCACGCGTTGCCGAAAATCTGGAAATACTTCGCGCCGAAACGCAGATGCTGAGCATCGTCGTTACCGGTCTACTGAGAAACGCGACGCCAGAAGCAAAAGCGTACGCAGTCAACCTCATAAATGAAGCCGCAAAAGCCGAACCAAGGTTCGCGCTGGACTTCCAAGGGGAGGAGTTGGCGAGGCAAGGCATCACTCGGCTGGCCTCTGACTGGATTGCGGTGCTGACGCTATAAAAATATCCATTGCCAGCCTGTACTGCCGAAGCACCGCATCCCAGTCGTCACCTGGGACATAGGCCGCTTGCTGCTGGGTCACACCGCCGGCGGCTTCGTCATTGCCGACTTGGCCGCCTGCCGCTGTTACTTCATCCATGACCGCGCGCCTCCCGACGCCCCAGGATGGCTTCGGCCCGCAGCACAACCAGCTTGACATCCACAAGGTCGGCCAGAGCCTTGGCCCGCTGCGGGTCGGAAAGCGGCGCGCCGGACAGATGCGCGGAGATCTGCGCAAATAGGTCCGCGACATCGGCGCCCAGGCGGGCGACCTCGATGGCGAGGTCCGTCTCCGACATGGGCGACACGGGGATCAGCTCGTACCCTTGCGCCCGCGCCAGGGCGGCCGTCACAAGCGGCTCGCCGGCGACGGTTTCGGCGTCCAGCAGCACATCGACCGGGACGTAGCGGTCGCTATGGACGTTGCCATAGTCGCTGGCGAGGCTGCGCGCCGCCCGCGTACAGGATGTCACGGCCTCGACGCCACCAAGGCGACCCACCAGGAGCTTCCAGGCCGTTTTGACTCTGGCATAGACGTGCGGGGCGTGCTGCTGCGTCACGGCGCGCCTCCGGCGGCCAGGTCGTTGCCGACCCGGCCGCCTTCACCTACCGTTGGAGCTTCCACACAACCATCGGAGGATTCTATGGACGAACAATCGCTCGAAAGAGCGCTCAATATGGCCAATGGCGAGGCCATTTTCGCGGGCCTTAACGTGGCCGCGCTTTGGACCGCCCTCATCAAGCACGGGCTGATTCCAAAGGATGACGCTGTCGCAGCAGTGGATGCCGTTTTGCTCATGCTTGAGAAGCACCGGAAATCAAGTCCGCTGGGCCCTGCGCCGGTCGATTACGCAAGATCTCGGACACAAGCTCTTCTTGAGCGCTGTTCCAAAATGTAGCGTCCACAACGGTCGGCGTCCGCGACGGCTTGACGATGGATCGTGGCCACCGCATCCACGGTTCCGCCTGCTCCATCGGGAGCCGCCGTTCACGGAACAACCGAATCCCCTCAGGCAATCCCTTGGGGATCTTCGCCGGCCGGCGTAGCGCGAACCGTGTCATCAGATGCGCGCCTCCCGAAGCGGCCCTTCAGGCTGGATTGGCTCAGCTCGTACGGATGGGTCTGGCGAATCTTCCCGACGCCATTCAATGGCTTCGAACACTCGGCGCCCCCTGATCACAGCCAATTCACGGAATCTCACTGCGATGCCGCCTGTGAGGATGCTCCAGAATTCGCGCGGAACGTCCGGACGCTGCACCGCCATGCGAAGCGTTGATGTCCCGTCAACCAGATCAAACCAAAGATCCGAGCAGCAGACTACGTGCGTCGCCACGAGTGACGGTCTCACGTCATCCATGAATGCGCGCCTCCCGACGCGCGGAAGAAATTCGCATGCATTTTTGCTGGCGTTGAGGACGAATGTGACCCAGATGGCCGCCTCCGGCTATCCCGGCAGGGCGAGGCAATGTCTGAAATTTCCTTCGGAAATGCCGCGCATCAGAAAAACGTGGTCCCGTCAAGAGATGAGGTTGCGAAGTCGAAAGAAAGTGTTGTAACCATAATGAAACGCACGGCTCACCAACAAGCCAATGGGGGAGACGAATTTGGACATGCTCGCGCCGCATTCGTCTCTCTTCACCGGCCCGGTTCCGGGTCTGACGCCACCGTATCGACTCGTACCCCCCCCCCTGCCGAATCGGTCGGAAGCCTCTGTAAAGGCTCGGAACGCGGACTCCGACGGACCGCAGGACCGCCGTCCCGACGGTCGGGAATAACGCCGTCATGCAGCACATCCAGGTTGCTCGGCGGTTTCGGGGATATGATCGCGGGCGCAGACCTTGCCGCCCGTCGCCTCCTCCAGCTTTGCCACGTTCACGGCGTTCGGAATGCGGCGCAGCGTCATGTAGCCGTGGAGTGTCGTCACCTTGATCCCCGTGCGTTTGGAGAGCCCGGTCAGGGTGTCGTCAGAGTTTTCGAGATACGTTGCCAGTCTCATGCTCGATTTCTCGCACTGCGCGAACGTTTGGGTCAAGAGCTTTCTCACCATCAGGGAATGGAGCATTCTCGCGCAGAAGGCATCTTCAGCTGATGGCGAAGAACGACCATCAGCCCGTGGAGCTCCACACTTACCTACGCGCGTGGAGGCGTTCGAAACGCCTGACGTTGGAACGGGTGGCCGAGCTTATTGGCTCGAAGAACAACACCATCAGCGGCTGGGAGACGGGGGCTCGTGGCGTGGGTCTTGACGATCTCAAGCGTCTTGCGGCGGCTTACGGGTGCCATCCGGCCGCGCTGCTGTTCCCTCCTGAAAAGGAGCAGGAGTATGCGAGCATGCGGAAGGCAGCTGACATTCTAGCGGCGCTCACGCCGGAGGCTGCTCAGGAGTGGCTTTCGATTGGCGAAAGAATCTCGCGCAGCGAAAAGGTCGGCTCCTAGCTCACTAGCGGACATTCGCGGCGCGCGAGAAACCACTTGACGTAACTTCTCGCGAAGTGCGAACTTCCATCGCCGCATTGTCGCGGTGGAGGAACGTCTCATGCTGCGGCTCAACCCCGCCCCTGAACCTCGCCCGGCTTTCGCGTCCGTTATCCGCCAGCTTTCGCGGCTGATCTGGCAGTTGCTGAAAGACCTGCTGCGCCTCGGCGCCGTTCTGGCATTGCTCTACCTGCTGGCCGTCTTCCTGGGCGTCTTCCGGTGAGGAAGACATCGCCGGCGGAGCGTTCCTCCGAACGACATTCAGCCCCTTCCGCGCGTCGGGAGGCGCGTATCCATGGATGATAATCAACGCTTCGCAGTTCGTCTCGCGTGCCTGAAAAAGGCGCGCCGTCTTCATAGGTTTAACCATGCGGCGACCGACAGTGATGAGCTGCAACTGTCGGCCGCGCTTGTAACGTTCGTGTTCGCCGGTGGTGATGATGCGTCCGCTGCCCGGTTCGCCGCCCTCGACTTTCTGACCGGTCCGAAATTCGGGGCTGCGCCCGATCTCGCTCTCATCACAGCTCAGGCAGGCGCCTACGCGGCTTTCCTGACTACGGGCGCCATGGTGTCACTTGGCGGCGACTTCGCTAAGGAACCACCGCCAGATGCCGGCGATGGTCTCCTGCTTGATATCCGGAATCTCCCGCAGGCTGATGCGGGTGAGAGTGGCGGCGGCCTGGGCATTGAGAGCGCGCTCGATCCGGTCGGTGGCGGCCTCGATGGCGGCGATGAGATCGGCGTTGTCGGGCATGAGGAATCCTCCGTTGATGCGTTTGGTAGCGCCGCAACGGTAGGTGAGGCCGGCCGGATCGGCAACGATCCGGCCGGCGGAGGGGCTCCGTGATGCCGCAGCGCATGTCTGGCCCCGAACCTGGGACAAGCGTCGCGGCCGTCGTCCGGCAGCTCGGCCGGCTGCTTTGGCAGTTGCTGAAGGACCTGCTGCGTCTCGGCGCCGTTCTGGCATTGCTCTACCTGCTGGCCGTCTTGCTGGGCGTCTTCCGGTGAGGCGTTCGGCCCACATCCTCGGCCCGGTTGCGGAGCGGTTTGCGTTGCGCGCCCTATATCAATCTCACGACAGGGGTTCCCGCCATGGAAACAGAGAGCAGTGTCCCGCCGCCGGAGGACCAGCCGCAGAGCCGGATAGAGGCTGGCGAGGTGCGGGGCGATGGACTGCGGCTCTGGTGCGCCCGCGAGGCACTGCGCCAGGGAGAAATGCATGTCTCGGGCCAGATGGCCGCACAGGCGTTGATGGTCGGCCGAGCGTCATCGGGTTTGGGTTGGAGCATTACGCTGGCTCTCGCTTTGGCGGCGACATCATCGGCGTTTCGGGATCGGTTTCATGTTGCGCTGCCGATCTCGGCGCTGCTGATCGCCGCAGTTGTGTTCATGGTCGTGAGCTGGCCGAAGGCCTGGGGTGTCATCGGCGACGACCCCAGGTTTCTCCTCGATCAGCCCTACGACTCCGAGCTGGAAACGGTGGAGGCGCTGGCGCTTCGCGCGGCCATGGCGGCGGATCGGAATGCGAGGCAACTGGCGCGGCTGTCGTGGTGCATCCGCGCGGGCAACATCATGATGTTGGTGGCCGTGGGCCTTTCCCTCTGGCTTGCGGCTTCGGTTTAGGAGTCTGGATTTGTCCGGGCGGCCTCGGCGCCGGCGCCGGTCGTGGCGGCGGTGGGAGTTTTGCCATTGAATCCTCCGTTGGTGCGGGTGGTAGCGCAACGACGGTAGGTGAGGCCGGTCGGATCGGCAACGATCCGGCCGGCGGAGGGGCTCCTTGATGCCGCAGCGCATTTCTGGCCCCGAGCCTGGGACAAGCGTCGCGGCCGTCGTCCGGCAGCTCGGGCTGGTGCTTTGGCAGTTGCTGAAGGACTCGCTCCGGCTCGCGGCGGTGTTGGTGCTGCTTTACTTCGTGGCCGTCTTGCTGGGCGTCTTCCGGTGAGCGGCGCCTGGTTACCGGCTGCTGGAATGCAGCAGTGCCAGCACGGCGCCGATGATCACGATGGTCTGGATGCCGATCGCGCTGACCATGCACCTGAGGATTTCCGCCTTGGCTTCGGCCAGGTCGGCCTTGGCGGCCGCGAGACCCGTCTGAAGGTCGGCCTTGGCGGCCGCGAGACCCGTCTGAAGGTCGACCTTGGTCGCGAGGGCAGACAGGTCGACTTCCTGCGCCTGTCGCACCACGCGGGTGACGGCCTCGGCCTGCGCTTCGTCGAAGCCGGCGGCGCGCAGGTCTTTGACGATCGCGTGAGTGTCGAGGGCAGCAAGTGTCATCAGGCATCTCCGGTCGGGTGGCGACACCCTTATGCCATTGCGGGGGACGGCGCGCCATGAGCACGCGGAAAACCGAGCCGGACCGCGCGCCCGACGCCACCAGCCTTGTGCCTTGGCCGCTGCTGCGGATGGCGCGGCATCTCTACGGCCACGCGCCCCCGGACCTGCTGCTCTTCTTCGCCGAGGCGCTGGAGGAAGCGGCCGACCACGCCGAAAACGCCAGCCTCCCGACCAACCCTTGTGTCCAGGGCATGCGGGATCTCGCGACCGATGTGCGCGCGCGGGCCCCGATGCGGGACGACACCAACCCCATCACGGAGACCCCCTGATGATCAGCCATGAATATGTCGCTGAACCTTGGCCGGTTTTCGTCCGCCATGTCGAGCGGACGCCCACCGGCTATCTGCGCGCGATCGGGCACGGCCTGGTCGTCGGCCGCCGCGTGCTGCGGGGCGTGGCCATCTCCTATGACGTGCGGATGGATGACGGCCGCATCAGGTCGTTCACGCTCGATCATTTCTGGAACCCGGAGAACGTCGCGGCACGCATGGTGGGCCCGTCGCCTGTCGGCATCCCGGCGCCGCCGGCCTACGGGGCACGCGCATGCCCCTGATCCCGCTCAATCTCATCGACGAAAACGGCCACAACATCCGCCGCACGCCGGCGACGGCCGAGCAGGATGAGCAGCTGGTGCAGAGCATCCGGACGCTTGGCGTGCTGCAGCCGATCCTGCTGCGGTATGGCGATGAGCCGGAGCGCTATTTCGTGGTTGCTGGCCATCGCCGCGTCCGCTGCGCGCTGGCGGCCGGTCTGGAGACGATCCCGGCCGAGGTGATGCGCGGCGACACGGCCATCTATGCCGCTAGCCAGGCGGCCGAGAACATGGTGCGCGTGCCCATGGACCCGGTCGACCAGTGGCGGGCGATCGTCTCGCTGCAGGAGGAGGGCTACAGCCTTCAGGGCGCGGCGCAGGCGCTTGGAATTTCCGAGAGGATGGCGAAGCGGCTCGACAAGCTGGGCCATGTCGCGCCGGAAATCCTGGACCTCATGGTTGGGAGCGGGCTGCCCGATCAGGATGACCTCGCTGTCATTGCCAGCGCGCCGATCGAGCGGCAGCTCGAGGCGTTCAAGCCGTCGAAGGGCGAGCACCCGCACGATCGGCTGGAGATGATCGCCCGCCGTTGCCGCACCACGCGCATCCCCCGCAACATGGCGATCTTCGATGTCGACGCGTCCGGCATCCTGTTCGAGGAAGACCTGTTCGCCGAGCCCGGCAGCGATGAGCAGTTCACTACGGGCGATGTCGAGGGCTTCATCAAAGCCCAGAAGGCCGCGCTGATCGCCCAGATAAATGCGCGCAAGAAGAAGAACGAGCGGGTCGCTCTCGCCACCTGGAAGAATTACAACATGGTGATCCCGAAGGGGTTCACAGCCGCCTTTGGCGAAACAAAGAAGAGGTATCCTGCGAACGGCAGCCTGATGCTGTTCATGTGCGTGCGAGAGGACTCGGGCTTGCTTGGCGCGATCGAGATGCGTCACGCGACCGAGGACGCGAAGGCCGTTGCTAAAGCGGCAAAGAGCACGTCGATCGCCGGCAAGGCTGCGGCCGAAGATGATGGCGAGAACGATGCGGATGCGGCGACTGGTGTCGAGGTGCCCGCATTTCTGACGCGGCAGCCTGATCCCGATGAGCCCGCCCTGACGAAGCTCGGGCAGACGATGCTGGCGGCCATGAAAACGGACGCTTTGTGCGATTCCCTCGACGCGCTATGGGACGGCGGCGAGACGGCGCCGGTTCAGCTTCCGATACTGGCGGCTGCCTTGGTGCTGGCGCTGAGCGCCGACAATGTCACGGTCGCCGGCGGACCCAACCGGTTCTCGCGCACGCGGTTCGACGACCTGCGGCCGGAGATCGTGTCACCGCCTGGCACGTTCATTGTCTGGAGCGAGGCGGAGGTGGCGCGGCTCATTGCGAAAGCGCTGTCGCGCATCCTTCGCGTCACCGATCCCGTCACGAACCATGGCAGCGGCGTGGTGGCCGAGTGGATCGGCGCGATGATCGGCGCGGAACAGCGTCTGCCCCGCTTCGACACCGCCGCCTTCCTCGCCTGCATGGGCAAGGATGCCCTGCAAGCTTTGGCCGAGCAGAGCGGCCGCGGCGGCCTCAAGACGGCCAAAGGCCTGCGCGAGGCCCTGGCCGGCAGTCTCCCTGACTGGCGGCCTGCGAGCTTCGGCGCCCCGGGTCCGACCGAGCTCGCGACACCCGATATCAACAATCACCAGGAGGACGCGGCATGAGACGGTGGGTCGGCGTGATGATCGCGGCGCAGATCACACTCTATGGCGTTCTGGCGGTTTACGCCGCCCTGGGCGCGACAGCCTATCGCGAGGCCTTCGACCGCACCGCCTATCTTGCGGCCTTCGTGCCGGTCGAGCCGCCCATGAGCCGCCTCGCGGGAGTTTCGCCATGACCGTCGCGGGCGAACGCATCGCGCCTTGGCTGCAGACCTGGAGCGGCGCGCCCTTCGATCTGCTCGACCCCAAGCCGTCCCAGATTCGTCTGTGCGACATCGCGAAGAGCCTGGAGCGCATACCGCGTTTCAACGCGCATACGGCCCCCCGCCTATGGACGGTGGCGCATCACTCGCTTCTGGTCGCGAACCTGGTCTCGAGCGAGCTGGAGATGGACGATCCCGGCGTGCGCCTGGCCGCCATCCTTGATGACGCGGAGGAGGCCTATACCGGCGATATCACGGCCCCGGTAAAAGCCGCGCTGGCGCAGATCGTCGGCTTCGATCCGGTCAAGGTGCTCGCGGTTCCGATAAAATCCGCGATCCTGCGTCACTTCGGCCTGCCCGACCCGCTTCCCGTGCTGTGGAGAGCGGCCATCAAGCGGGCGGACGAGATGGCGCTCTTCATCGAGAAGAAGCATTTCATGGGGAAGCCGCCGCGGCCATGGGTGACGATGCCGCAGCCTGAGAAGATCGATTCCGCGGAGGAAATTCTGGCGGTTGATCTCTACTTCGGCACAGGGCTGGGCTTCTTGGCACTCGTCAACAACGCGGTTCACGATGCTCGCTCCAGCGGGCGGTTGGGGGCATAGCGATGGCGCGCGATATACCGATCACCGATGCCAATGGCTGGATCACGGCCGAGACGGCAGGCAACTTTCAGTCGATGGCGCCGAATGCCAAGCTGCCTTGGCGCTTCGGTGATGAGCTCGAGCGCGAGGCCGAGCTGATCTTCGACGCGACGGGGCGCCACCTCGTGACCGTCGACGAATTCAAGCAATTTCCGGAGACCGAGGCCGCTTCGGTCGCTCAGATGATCGTGGTCGCCGTGAACACGGCCGGCGGCTTCCGTTCCAATCTGCGCCAGTTGGATGGCGGCGGTGTCGAGATCGACTGGACGCCAGTAGCGGCGCCTCGTCAGTCGCCCGACTGGATCGATTTCGGCCGATTAACGGGCTCCGTGATCGACGCCTACACGCGGGCGCCGAATGATGAGGCGGAGAAGGTCCAGGCTGTGCGGGCTTCGATCATGCTGGAGTTGCAAGGCGCCATCCAGGCCGAGGCGATCAAGCGCGCTGCAGAGGACGCCTTGATCGAAGCGGTATTGACCTGGGCGGCAGGGTGCGAGGGCATTCCGGCCTTTCCGAACGACGCTCATCTCCTCAAGGCCGTTTGCACCTACGAAGGCGATCAGACCGAGCCCTGCCCCGAATGTGACGGCGACTGCGGGGAGCCTTGTGCTCCCTACACCGTCGCGCAGGCCCACGCGATGCTAGACGCTTTCGTCGCCAACTGGAATCGCGAGCACGGCATCCGCTCTGCTGCCGAAGGCGCGTCCGATGTCTGAGACGCTGCTCGACGTGAAGGCGGTGATGAAGAAGACCAGCCTCGGCCGCACCAAGATTTATGAGCTGGTCAACAGCGGCGGCTTTCCGGAGCCGCGTCGCCTGGGACCGCAGATCGTGCGCTGGCGCGAGGCTGAGATCGACGCCTGGATTGTTTCACTTCCCGGGTTTCGCGCCAACGCAAACAACGAACGGGCACGCTGAGAGCGTCCGGAGCGAAGTCACATGTGCCACGAATGCCCTGAATGCGGCGAGCTTTGCTATTGCGACCTTGAAGATCATGAGAGCGAAGCGCCCGACGACTGCTTGCACGTGTGCGCAGATGAAGACGACTTCGAAGACTATTCTCCTATATGACCACGATGATGACTAACCACGAGTGGTGCCCGGTGTGCGGAGCCGAGATTTCGTTTAGTCACGATCATCAGCCTGACAATACAGGCCTCGATGACGGTCCAGAAATTCGGTCGCCCAGAAAGAAACCCAAGCCAAAATCGCCGGAACAGATGTCAGCAATCCGTTCCGTTGCCTGGGCAACCCGTCGCGCAAAATACGGCCCGCAGGGTCACAGATAGGCCACGCATCGACCAATCACGGCTAGGGGCGCCGCCGGTACTCGAGCAGCGCCGTCGCCGGCGGCGCGTCTTTCATGATCAGGTCGGCCCATTCCTGAGCGAGTTCGCGCCGGCGCTCCCGGTGCTCGCCGCGATTATAGGCGCCCTCCACCTGGTCGCGCAGCTTATGCGCCAGCATGTAATCGATCATCAGCCGGTCGGAGCGGTGCAGCTCGTTCATGATGGTGCTGAATGACGCCCGGAACCCGTGCGGGACATGCCGGTCCTTATAGCCAGCGCGGATGAGCAGCTCGCTGAGGGCGTTCTCGCTCATCGGCCGATGGGCGTCGACGGCGGAGGGGAAGGGCAGCGGGCCGAGGCCGGTCAGTTCCCGCAGCGCCATGATGGTCTCGACCGTTTGGCGGGCGAGCGGCACCAGGTGGAACTCTGGCATGCCGAGCCGTTTGGCCATGGGGATTTTCATATGCGCGATCGGAACGCGCCATTCCGGCTGGTCGCCCTCGAGGCCGTGGAATTCCGACCAGGTCGCGATGCGCAGCTCGCCCTGGCGGACGGCGGTGAGCGCCAGCAGGCGTAGGGCGAGACGCGTGACTGGTCGAGCCGGTGAAGCGTCGACGTCCGCCAGCAGCTTCCGGAGCTCGCCCAGCTCGACGATCGCCGGGTTGCGTCCCTTGATCTGCGGAGCCACGCCCTGGCCGGCGACGGTCCCAGGGTTTCGGCTTACCAAGCCTTTGCCTTCGGCATAGTGGAATATGCGCGTGATCCTCTCGCGGACCTGTCGGAGCGTCTCGCCGGCGCCCCGGGTATCGAGCGGCGTCAATACCCGGTTCACGTCGGCCGTCGTGATGGTCTCGATCGCCTTGTCGCCCAGGATCGGCACCGCCCATTTATCGAGCGCCTGGCGGACTTTTCGGGCGTGCCGCGGCGCCCAGACGCGGCTTTGAGACGCGAGCCAGTCCGTCATCACCAGGGAGAAGGCCGGGCCTGCCGGAGGCGGCTCGACGGCCGCGACGGGCGCTTTCGGGTCGCCGCCGGCGTGGATGATGCGCCTGGCTTCGTCGCGCCGATCGCGCGCTTCCCGGAGCTTCACAGCCGGGTATTCCCCGAGCGACATCAGCTGCTCGCGGCCGCCGCGCTCGTATCGGTAGCGCCAGTATCGGCCGCCGGCCGGCGTGACCCAAAGATAGAGGCCGCCGCCATCCGTCTCGCGGTAAGGCTTTGATTTCGGTTTGAGATTCTTGATCGTGACATCGGTGAGCAC